TAGTCTACATTTCTTCTCAAGTCTCGTATATACCATCCGTCTTTGTACTTGCGTCTGTTGAATGGATAACCGGAGTTGCGAGCTTCAAGGTAGGTCATAACCATCCTATATGTACAAGTTCACTAGCCGCTACAGTCACCATTCGCTTACGCCTAGTCTGTAAGTATAATATCATGGTCTTTGTCTGTACGTCAAGTTCGTAGCATCCAGTGAATAGAAGTAGCTCGTTGTTCTTTGGACAGTAGAGTATTTCAGTCATTTTAAACTCACATCCACATGGTTGTATATCCAAATACAGATATCAATTACTTTCCATACAGCCAACGGTACGGAAATTATAAGTACTTTAAAAAGTAGTTCAAGAGCTTTGTCTAATTGATTCCACATTCTTAACTCCTATTAAAAAGGATTTAAAGGCTGAGAGATTGTTCACCATTTACCTTCTCCGACTAGAGAAGCACCTACCGTTTATCTAGAATAAGCCCACGCACCAGTCGAAGGCTAAACGGCTCCTATTCTATTCCTAACAATTCATAATACTCTTTACTTAATCTCATAGCTTCAGAATAACCGTCCCAATTATCAACGCCTAGTTCTTCTAAGAAGTCTAAAAGCAGTAATCTTCTTTGAGTTTCCTTATTCAGCTCTTCTGGCGTAATATCTTCTTCGTAGGTTAACTCGCTTCTCATAATCGCTTTACCTAAAGCAATACCTACAGTAGTATCGTTTACTGGATCGTTCTCGTTTATATATACATTTATCTTTACTTTAGTCATTTCAATTCTCCACAATGAGGACACTTGTAATTATCAGTCGTAGACATTTTATCACAATGCTTACAACTATTACTCCACATTTTAGCACAGGCTATGGCAAGTTCGCAAGGCAATAGTTCTTTCGGAGCATCGTTAATTATCTCGTCACGTATATGCGGATACTTAGCACACACAACGGTGAAGGCATACTGAAACACAAGCTTCTGCCAGAGGTTAATAAGCGGAGTTAGGAATCGTAATGGTCGGTAGTCTAAGTCAAAGCACCAAAGCCATTTAGGATACTGAGAATATACGTAGCCGGGGTGAGTAAATGAATGGAGAGTTCCATCGCAGAAATAAACGGAGAAACGTAGAGTGCCATACTTCTCTTTTGAGTGTACTCCAATCCTACCATATCGTTTCATTATACGTCGAAGCTCAGTCTCTGCTTTGTAAAGCGAGTCCCAATCAAAATCTTCGTCGCCCCAATAGTGTGAAGGCATAGTTATTCCTCGTCTTTAAACGGTGCAATTAGGTAACGTAATCCATCTAAAGAGTGTTCGCTGTTTCCACTTGTAGAAAGAAACAGTTCTGTTTCCTTTTCAAAACCCTCATCTACATTCTGAAAACTCTTTAACTCAAGACAGGCATCCTGCTCTGTTGGATCGGTGTAATGCTTACAGTCAATCTCAAACTCAAGTATATAGAATCCCTGCTTCAAAGGCTCATCCGTGAATACAGTATCATAGTCTATCCAGTCTTGCAACATATCGTGTAGTCCTGCGTGATCCTCATCATCGGGAAACTTTTCACATATTACAAAGCGGTTGTCTAATCCTACGTAGGCTTTAAGTTTATTCATAGTTATTCCTTGGTCGAATCAAGTAACTTTCTAGCTGCTATAGTTTTCTCTATCAATTCCAAATCACCTTCATAAGTTAGCGTGTGATAATGGAACGGAGGCAGTCCTTTCTCTAAAGGTTTATCTGGTTGATAAACATACTCTGCTGTCTTAATGGTGAGTTCCAAAGCTTCACGTAGCTTTTTGTTTTCAGTTATCAAATCTTCAATTCTATCATTCATTTGTTTCATCTTTGAACCGTTTAAAATAGCTTTATCTTTATATTCACAAGCGGCTTGCCACGTTCTTTCAGTTATAAAAATTACTCTTTCTTGCTCTGACATATTTTTAAATTTATTATTCTCATCATGAGATAAAACATCATTATCAATCCACTTCTCAAACGTTTCTTTGTCTTTATCGTTCATTCTTCACCTACTTTTTTTAGTTCTTCTGACTGCCACGCTCCGCATTTACATTCTTTATCTATTTTTATAACTATGCCAAACATCATTATAGCCATAGCAGATAGTCCAATGAAAAATCCAAACAATAAACTGTACCAATTTATAGTAAAAGTAATAACAGTCATTTTTCACCTATTTCTTTTAGTGCTTCGATAGTCACCTCAAAAACATCGTATTCGGCATACTCCCTAAACACTTCATATGCATTGCTTTGCAGTTCATGACCTGTTTGCTCCTCCCATTCTTTTACTATCAATGTTCTCGAAGTCAGCCACTTTGCATTTTCTGGAACTATATCTCCACGTTTTATTTCAATGATTTTTTTCATTCTCCACCTACTTTTAGTGCTTCTCTAGCTTTATCCTTTAATTCACAATAACTTTCGTATGTTGGAAATTTACCAACATGGTAAGCTATCTTCTCTAAAGCTTCACGTAGTTTTTTGTTATCTATTTCAATCCTTGTAATTGTCTCTGCTTGCATTCTCGCAAGCTCCTTCCATTCATTAAGTTTAACTAATAGTTTATCAATTTCTTCTTCAAGATGCTCACTTGCTATGCTCATACTAACCTCCTAAATAAATGACGGGGATGGAAGGATTCGAACCTTCAGGGAGTCCAGTGCTACGTATATCACCTTCAACCTCCGTTACCTATTCCACTTTTCACTAACGCTTCTCAGATACCTATAGTCCGGCTTCAATCTGACCACGCTTCGTTATTATAGCATCCCCACAAAAATAGCACAGCCCGCCACACTCACAACTTTTAAGCACGAATCCCTACGTCGTCTAGCAATTTCAAGATCGCTAAAGTATGTGACACTCTGTAAGTTTAAGGTTATTCGCTGCGGTTACAAACTAACAAACTCCCGCCCCGCTATATGGTTAACCTCTGTACACCATCAGGTCGGACAGACTGGATTCGAACCAGTGACCTTGCGGCAAGTGTGTTTAACTTGTACCTACTCTACCAACTGAGTTACCGTCCGTAAGAAGTCTCTCCTTCCTGTCACCGACTTGAGTTGATCAGACTCTCAGGCTATCGGTCGCCTTAGCCGAGTGAGCAGCGTCTACTAAATCTCTCTGCATCCGTGTGCTTAGAGTAACAACATAGCGGCTGGTCACTGAGCAATACACATATTATATCAAAACAAGTCTATATCTCCACCGCCATCCTTGGCGGCTTTCTTCGCATCTCTTACTTCCTTGAGTTCCATTCTTTCGATATCCTCAAGCTCTCTTATATTACCAGTTAATCCGTCCCAATGCAAGTCGGCTGAGAATAATCTTCCAGACCTATTCTTGACACAATCGATAGAGAAGAACTTATCAGTCTCAGGAGTACGTGAGCTGTACCCCGGACGATGAATCGTAAGGATAGCAGTACAAGCTTGAGCAATAGCAGAAGAACCTTTAGCCGCATTGTAAGATAGTAGAGGCTCATCAATAGTACTAGACATCTTATTAGGCTGAAGGAATACAACAACCGCTTTATTCATGTTGATAGCAATCTCTCGCAATCCTTGGATAACTTCCGCACTACTCTGAGTAGGATCAGAGTACTTAGATTGAACAAGTTCAAGATAGTCCACAACAATAAGTCTGAACTCAATGCCAAGTTTCTTTTCCGTATTGATGATAGTCTGCTTCATCTCTTCGATGCTCTGACCTGTCTTGAATACGAAGCGAACATTCTTGTACTCAGCTTCAATAGTATCTGCTATCTTCTTGTGATCGTCCTTACTTCCAGTCTTGTATACTTCATACAGCTTATCTCTATCCATCTTAGTGTGACGTTGGATTAACTTCTGAAACACATCGTACTTAGACATATCATAACTAAAGAACATGGAGGCAATATTAAGCTTCGAAGTATTGTTATGAATCGTTACTCCTAGCGAAGTCTTACCTGAGCCGGGAGGTCCAATGATACCATAGAGTCGCCCTACTTGAATGTGCAAGTTCTTATCGAGACAAGGTATCCCGAACTGGAGAGTGTTCTTATCAATTTCCTTTGCGTAATTAACAAACAGATTAGCTGTCTCTCTGATGTCATGAACATCTGCTTCATCCTCTACTCTAGCTGTAGCTGGGATGAGAGTGGACAATCTCTGTAGTAGATCATCATTAGCTACTGAGTACACTCCTCCCTTCCATGTAGGAGAATAAATCTGAGAGATAATATTCTTATAGATCTCTGCCTTTGGAAACTTATCCTCGCCCAATCTCTCCGCTTGTAATTCTGCCGCAGACTTAAGGAAGTGATATGTTTGAGTCTCATTAAAACCGAGAGACTTAAATGTGGAACCTAAGATCATTAACGCATGGCTTCGTTCCCCCATCTCATAGAAACCTAGAGATAGAAGATATTTCTCAGGAGTTAGAAACTTAGGCTTAACACTCCAATCAACTTCGCTAATGTCATACGCTACCTTAATTGTATCTCGCACTTCTACTTTAGGAGTCGCATTCTTAAGCTTAATTATTTCAGCGTTACTACTTGCAGGTTTAAAGATTGTAGTAAGTTGCGTTACATCTTCCCAAGATTCCTTGGCAGCTTCTTTGATATCTTCCACTGTAGCCTCACCTAATCCTTGAAAATCAAGAGGAGTTTTATATAACCCTGTATCCTGATGTTTACTAAGAGGAAGTCTTAGTATTCGATTAGCATTATAAATCTGCCTATCCAAAGTTTGTAAACCTTCTCCGATAGACAAACAAATATTCTTGACTTGAGTTGGAGTAAATAAATCTTTTTCGAAGTTAACTTCTACTTGAAAACCTTTCTTACCAGAAAAAAATAACGCAACATTAGATGGTTCTAATTTGAATACTTTAACCAATCTAGCACATAGAATGTGAGCATCTTCCTTGGCTCTGTTTAGATTATCGGCACTATCAAAATCCCAATACAATTTATTAGTAACTGTATCAGTAATTCCAGCAACAGTTCCAGTTTTCTTAAAGGTATTATATTGTTCGTCATTGTATAAGAACGCAGAAATATAGTAATCTTTATTAAGATCAACTCCTCTATACACATCACTAGTAACAGGAATTAGAACTCCTTTATCTTGTACACCTTTACAGACACGAATGTAGTTCATGTTCACGAAACCTCCACACAGAAAAGGCAGGTTTCCCTGCCTTATTATTATTTAATCTTAGCAATTACTCGCTTAACAAAAAACTTTGGAATTTTCTCAATACTTTTTGTAGCACTCTCAACTTGTTCATCAGTTAACTTTCCAGATGCAATCATACGTTTATACTTCTCGTCAGGTGCTTCGAGTTCTAGTATAGTATTTTCTTTAATCAAATCCAAAACTTCTTTCTTAGCTGTTACTTTAATGTAGTAACGAGTCTTTTCTTTTGGATCTTTCTTTGGAGCTTCAAGGAACTCTCCGAAGTCTCGACGAAGTACTGATGGTTTGTTTTTCTTATCGCTCATATAATCTCCTTATAGGTCAATGTCATTAGCGTCCACTCCACTATCTACTGGAGCAACTACTGGTTTAGGTTTGCCAAAAGTTACGGTTTTCTTTACAGGAGCAGAAGGAGGAACTGAAGCAGGTTTAGCGGCTTTTGCTTGCACTTCTTCTACAATACTCTTTTTTGGAGGAGCTTTGAAAGTGTTCTCATGATCCCTAGATTCTTCGTTATCAGTGGATTCGAGTACAAAGTTCTTGAGGAATACATACTTCACTGCCATACTTTCAGCTTTACCAACTGCTTTGTCTCCGGAGTCGAAAGCATAGGCGAAGCTCTTACACACTTCACGCTCCTCTGGGTTATCTGCATTAATGAAAGTTACTTCAACCCACACATCAGCTCGATATTCTAGAGAAGCATCTCCATATTTATTAACCTTCTCTCTTGAGGATATTTCTACTTTCTCCACAGATACTTTTGTAATGATTCCTTGATCGGCTAGTGGCTTGTGTAGAAGCCTAGCAACATCATCATGGTTAACTGCCGAGTATGATCTGCCATTGCCCATACTGATGTTAGCACCTTTGAAAACTGTTTCGACTTCTTTCATAATTGAAGCCATCTTTTGGTAAAGATTTTTGCTCATGTTAATTTACCCCCATGTGGATACCCATTTGTTTTCTAAATTCTAGCAATGCCTCTCCTAAAGAATCTTCTGTACTATGACTAATAATTCTCACATCAATCTTTCCAAGATCGTTAATAGTGGCATCTACTAGTGCTACACTTTTCTTTCCATTTGGCAAGTTAATAAGTAGCACATTAGGATTTTGCATTGTTGGAGTTAACTCTTTACTTTCTTGCGTTTTAATTTCAACTCCAGATGTTCCTTCTAGTAGTGGAATAAGAGAATTTAAATCTTCTTGAGTGAGTCTCTTGGCATGAGATCCTGCATCAAAGCCAAGTGACTGAACCTTCTTTACAAATTCTCCAACTGGCTCTCCTCTTTTCTTTGCTAAGTCTCCAACCGTCATAATATAAATAGACATTACTTCTCCTTTGTTTCTTGGTAAATGTCCTTGCTAAAAAAACCTTTGTGGCAATGTGTCCAAAACTCACATCTTCTACCGAAAGCATAACATGATTTTGTGTTCTTCTCAAATTGATTATCTTTTATTTTATTAAGAGTATCTACAAATTTTCCAAGTACTTCTTGTTTCTTATCCTCTCCAATCTTATCAAGTATAATTTGAGTCTTGAAATTCTTTTTGTTTAGAGTTAGATAACCAAACCATTCTATATCAGAAAATCCTGCCGCATACAAAGCAAGCTGATCTTTCTTTTGTACGGCATCTTTAGGATAAGGTTCGCTAGTGGTTTTGTTATCAAGTAGAGCGTGTCTTATCTTTCCATCGTCATCTTCAATAAGAGCAATCAAATCCAACTTCCCATAAATGCTGTCTTCTGTTTGGTTGTTTTGATCGTCATACCCACAAATAGTTACTTCACCTTGAATTGATATCACTTCTTTTATACGAGGCATAATGTTTTCCTTGTACGCATCTAGAAGTTTTCTGCCTTTTCTGGATAAAGAAAGGAAGTTCTGCTTATGTTCTGATAGCTGTAGCTCCGATTCAGTTAGCAAGGATTTGTCTAAATCGGATTTGTAAAACTCAATGCTATCACAAATTTCCTCGTATTTATTCCATTCGTAATCAAATACTTCGTGATAGTTACTACCGCCTTCAAGCATAGTATTGAGTGCTATATCTAAAGCGTTACCAAAACATAAAGCAGAACTTTGTAATGAAGAACGATACTTCATTACATAATGTAAATAGTATTTATAAGGACATTGTTCATATTTTTCTTTAGCAGAATGGGATAATCTAATCATGCATCTCCTAGATCTTTTTTACATTTAGGACACACCCAAAAACGCACCCCTCCTGCTTGGTTAATATACTTTCCCTTGTGATCACACGCTCCACTTTGAAAGGGTTGTAGTGTAGCTTTTGGAATTTTAGGAGGAGTTATCCTCGTTATTGTAATTCTACCTTTGTAGTTATTACAGCCAAGACCCCAATCCCATTCCATGTGATCTCCCATTACAGCATATCCAGAGTCAAGTCTTTTTTTTAAATCTGAAAAGTCACCTCCGATATTAGTATCGGTGAAAATAAAAAATTCGTAAAGCTCTTGAGTAGTTAACTCAACAGTGGTTTTATCTGAATAAATAATCTCATAAGTTTTTTCAGTGTTATCATAGCTATCAAACATAAATCAAATCTCAGCCCCTATTGACCTAAGATGCACTAGAATTTTGTTAAGTTTTTCTTCGTGTTCTTTTTCAGATAGAGAAGGAGTAAGCCCTGCAACGATATCTAATAGGACATCTTCTGTCACTCTAAATTCTTCTTGAACACTCAAAGTAATATCAACCTCGATAGTACCTTCTTCTTTATTAGAAAAGATAGAATACTTATCAGTGGCGTTGATGTCTTTATCAATTAAATTGATAGCATCTTTAGTCATGTAAACTGTTCTTGTAACTTTTTTCATGATACGCTCCATACTAATAATACTACAAAAATTATATCAAATAATCCACCTACTATCAAAGATTTTTTTAAATCCCAATCTAATACGTTATACAAAAAGCTGATCATTTTGATCTCCCTCATCTGCAATAACTGTAATTACTCGACAATCTGGCATAGCATTTAAAATTTTGTTACGATTCAATTCAATTAAGCTAAGCACCGCCTCGTCTAGTTCATTAAAAAAAACCACAGTTGATGAAGTTCTGTGTTTAGTATTCTTATCTTCCGCATAAAATTTTACCGAAACCATATAACCCCTCGATTGTTCTGACTATTAATATCAAAGTAATGCCAATAGTTTTACCTATTAAAACAATAACTAAGCTAAAGCAATTTACTGCAATAACAAACCCTAAAAATAATATGCCCAAAATTAAAGAGATTTGGAACATAGCAATAATAAATGAAAACATTTTGCCCCTTTTGTTAAAGCCCAAAGTTCAGCCCATTAAAGTACCATACACAGATTGACCATCTCGGTAAGATACCTCATCCCATTCTTCGCACATAGCTTTATATGCTGAGACATTGGCTCATATAATACTGTATCATCTGGTAATACAATAGCTATAGTATTGCACGTTGTTTTTTGTTTCTCAGATACAGGATCAACCTGCCAAGCTCTGTTATGACGTTTGGCTTTCTTAACTTCTATGAGCAATACTTTGCCATCTTTCATAGCAACGATATCAATCCCATTATGTCTCTCATCTCTTTGTTTATCCAAAGAAAATCCAGCCTGCGTAAGTTGCTGTCTTACAAGTTTCTCTGCTTTATTTTTCTTCATTAGCTACCTCTGGGTTAGCCAATCCACTTTGTTGTACTTGCCAATCCGCCATATTTTTAGTAGCTTCTTCTTCCATAAAATCAGTAACAGCTTCTACTTCTCTGTAGATGTTTTCATACATAGTTGCATAATCTAGAATCTCCGTACCTGCGACTTGTCCAGAGGCTCTAATTCCAGTAATCTCTGCCAGTAAAATATCTTTTGCCAAGTCAAGTTGAAGTAGTTTCTTTTGTGGATTCATTCTGCTCTCCTGATTAGTTTAATTAATGTCTCTGTTTTAATTGAAAACTTACATAGCATTTCTTTAAGGCATTGTTCCGTTACATCTTCTCCTGTCTTGTGAGCTACAAATTGCACAATATATCCTGCGTCCATGAGTTCCTTACACTCACTTAGATTAACATACCTCGAAGCGTCATGCGAATATAATTTTCTATTCTTATAATATGTGATTATAAATTTCTTTGTCATACTATATCCTCTCCTAATTTTTTAAATCCATGTCTTATCATAATATCCTTGTCGATTCTAAAGATAGCATACTCCATGTGGTAGGGTTGTTTATTCAACCAATAAATAAGTCCGTACATTGTATCAAACTTCGGGCTTGTTTTTCTTCTACCATGTAGCACAATCCTGCTAGGTATCTGATATCTAATAGTTGCAACAAACTTACCCTTCTCCAACTTAGGATCAGTCAGGGGTATATCATACATTATATCATTACTTGTTTTCATTTGTACCAATCCTTTAAATCTTCTATCTTGCCTTTGGCTAGAAGTGTTTTACCTTCTCTTATTTGAAAGCTAGTACCTATGTCTTTAGTTCTAGCAAACACAAGAGCTTCTGTTAATGTTTGAAAAGAATACTCAGATATTCTTTTTTTGAACGTCAAGTAAACTGTAATCATAATTCTTCCCCACAGTTAGAACAAAATCTATCCCATTGATCTTCTTGCCCACAAGAAGGACATACTCCACTGGTATCATCTTCGTCATCATACTCTCCGTCATCGCAATCAGGGTCATACGGAATGTGATAAGAAGAAGTTACTAGAGGTTTATCAATGAGTCCCTGAGACTCAGCAACAACCTTGAACTTACACACTCGCATTTTAGTACCATTGTAATCTGTAGGAACGGCAACAACATCAGAAGGATCAACTTCAACATCTAATAGCTTGTCATCACCTGATGCAAAGCTCTGAGCGTAAGATAGTGTAGCTACATGAAGACCATGAGAGCAAGTGTTGTTCGGGTTATCATCAACCTTATTACGATCAATAGCCACAACATTACCTACTGAGTTATCAATCTTTCCAGTGTGTTTATCAAGGAAGTCATTACGAACTGCACGATAAGCAATAAAGTTACCTTCGGTTGTAATAGGATGACCATTATGCTCAAGGAATTTGTAGAGCATCTGTCTACTGTTGAAGCTAGGGTTAGTCTTTAACTTAGCCCAGAACTTTAACAGAGGTTCAAACGGAAGATTGTTATTAAAGAAGTCAAGCACTCTAGTCGACAATGATTCGGGCAGAGCATCACCATCAACGTGAACTACTCCGTCAACAATTTGGAAACCTCGCTTACTAAGAGAATCAGCAACAGACAACAGAGGAATAATCTCGTCAAGTTTACCTTCCTTAATTTTCTGAAGAACTTTATCATAGCGTCCATCAGCTTTGTTAATTGTAGTTGTTGTACCTTCGTGGTTAAGTATCAGACTTTGTGGTAAAATAATATAGTTCATTATAAACTCCTAGTGTATACAAGTTCATCGTACACTTTATTTAAAACAGTTATTAGTTTTTCGTAATTTTCTTCTTCTTGTTGGCAACCACTATTCGATTGCTTCACTCTAAGTTCCTCGATGACAGAGCCTAATTCGATAAGTATATTATCCATTATTTCTCCTTCGATTGCTTGTTAATTTCTTCAATTAAAATATCTATATGGTCACGTTGATAGTGAGCCAATCCACAAAGCACTTTAATCAAAGGGTATTTCTTTTGTAATTGTTCGTATTCATTATTCATAGTATTAAACTCTTTGCTCAAGTCTGGGAAATTAGACACCAGATAATTCCTTAAGTTATTATTGATGTTTGTGTTTTTAAATTTCTTAAGAACATTTACCCTATTCCAGTTATGAGGTAAGTTACGAAATCCTAACACATCATTCTTATTCTTGGATAGCAGGTATTTTTTACCCTGTTCAAGCGTCATGCCTTTCTTAAGCACTAAGTCTTTGTTACACTTAGGAACTGTAATTACTTGAATGAACTCTGCAATCTTTTTAATTTCATCTGTCAAAGTATCTTCTGCAAAATACACTATAGGATCTTGTGACTTGTTTAGTTTCTCAACAGTCCATTGAGAACGAGTACCATCAGAACTAATCGACCAACAGATAGCATCTCTTGTACTCTTTTGTGTACGTTGAGCAGACTTCTTAGGAGGCATTGGCAAAGCGTCTGCATCCATTCGATTAGTAAAAAGAATATCTTGGAATGGAATGTCTGAAACATCATGCTCATGAATTAATACTTTATCTTTATTTGATTCAAGATAGAAGTTAAGTTTACGAGCCAAGTTATTACCATTGTCGGTACTGCTGTATACCATTACAGAAGTATCGAGACTATTAGTACGATTTATTTCAAAGTGAGTAGAACCTCTACGTCCTCGTCTAGCATATCGAGTTGGCTTATCAGTAGGGCAATATACATAATCTTTATTAAGTTTAAATCCTTTGCCAAGTTCAATTTCAATACGAGCCACTTGTTTCAATCCTGAAAAGGATTGTTTGTTTTCAATTCTAAGTTTAAGAGGAAGACCAAGATGATTAATCTTGTTAGCGATTACAGTTTCAATCTCCCTACGGCAATCTTCCAGCAGTTTAGTTTGCTTGGCTTTATTGTCATCGTTATTCTCAAGACGTTCTCTTGATGAAGCAATCTTGAAATGACCATTAGGTACATTGATAGTTACTGTACTAGCATTATTATGTAAATGATCTTTCTCACGTTCATAATAATAGTGATGTTGTTCTGTCATAAGTTCGTACTCAATACCATCAATCAAAAAGATTGTACGGGCAGGGTAAGCCTCGTCATACACTGTCATATTGCCGAGCGTCAAAGTCGGTTTAAGTTGGAAGATATCTTTACTTCCGAAAAATTTAATAGGCTCTGCCCAGAATTTAACACATCTCTGAACTGCCTCTCTGAACTCTGCAATATCTTTAGGCTTAACACCAATACTAATCTCAACACCATTCGGCTGAGTTGTATTATTCTGAGAGATAAGATTAACACCTCCCTCATCCCCAAGATGAGCAACATACAAGTAACGTACACCATTGTAGAATGAAGTCACTGTAAAGCTATCAGTGTAAGAGAAGGCAGACTTAGCACCGATACCAAAGCCTCCTGTCTGAGTGTTAGTGTTACGCTTAGTAGAACTACCATAGTTGACAAAGATGTTTGCCATTCGATCAGGCGAAATACCAACACCATAGTCACGCACTTTGAATACGGGGTCAAGTGAATTAGGTACTGTAATCTCGATAGGTAACTTGCCCCAAGTACCTGCCTCTCGCATAGCATCACGACCATTACAGATATACTCTTGTACCAGAGTACGAATAGGGTAAGCATATAGCTTACTCAAGATGTCAACCACTAGGCGAACATCAGAGATACCAAAGTTGAGAGCTTTACTCGGCTCTACGTTTGAATCAATCTTAACTGCGTTATTATTTATAATCATAAATCCTCCATGTTTTAGTTTTTAGTTCTCTCAAAGAAAGTTTATATTCAAAACCACCATCGCATAGTATCTTATTATTTTCAATGTAAAGATAATCATGTCTCAAGTACCATCCTGCTTGAATCTTAAATCCTTTTTTCATTTTTTTTAATGCTCTGTCTAGTGTCATAAACTCCTCTATTGTAATCTAATTATTATCGTCTGTCCACTAGGAAATAATTTCCTTGACATAATGCGTCAAAGTTCTGGGGTCATACTTTCCTATCCTTAATTTGAATTAATTTCTTATCTAAAACTTGTTTAATTTTATCAGCCTCCTCATAACTTAATCCGTAATAAGATATGATAAAGATAATTCTTTTCTCAAGTTCTATCAATTCTTCCTCTGTCATTGTTGATTCTCCCCTTGCAATAGTTTAGATTCAACCAATGCCAAGTCCTTCTCATACTGTAACCACATAGCAACCTCCTCAAGTTTCCAATCAGACTGATTGAATAATTCAATTGCTTGAGTGATTGTGTTTATTCTGTTTATTAGATTCTCGATAGCTTGCTTATCGCTATCAACACTAAGACCGCCATTCATTAATCTAAACTTCATACAATTCCTTTTGTTAATGGTGGGGCTGGCAGGACTTGAACCTGCAACCCTCCGGTTATGAGCCGGACGCTCTGACCAATTGAACTACAACCCCACACTATTTTTACTAAGCTACTTTCTGTTGAGCCAAGTCCCAAAGCATTGTATTAATTTCTGTTTGAGCAATCAAGCTGTTTACTTTACGAACCGCTTTATCTTTACGCTTACCATCTTGCTCAACCAATACTCTTGCACCGCCTCGAATTAAGTTCTCTTGTACTACATTCATCACAGTGAACAAATCAGTGGACTTATCTTCCTCTCGGTATACTGGCATTGAGAAGGAGTGAATGATACTATCATTACCAAGTCGATTTTGTAAAGCCTCACGTTGGAAGGCAATAATTTCCGCTTGAGTAAGTACAGTTGATTTCATTTTGTCAATAGACTCGGTAAGTTTACTAGCCTGAGCAACGATATGGTTGATCGCTACGATCAGACGTTGATCGAAGTCATTACCTGAGTGACGTACTCGTACTGGTTCAATGATATTGTTACCAACCACCAGACCATTTGAGCAAATGAATCGGAAGAAGCCTAGCTGAAGGATGACTGAACTAGTACCATCATGCGAGTTGGTAAGAAGTAATTGAGGGATACCATCAGCAGTTGCCTTGAGGTTCGGTGAAGTGAAGATAACTCTATGCTTTTGAAAACCTTGGCGTTCTTTCTTACGAACCTTGAGAGCCACAAACTTTTCCATCTTATATCCGAGTCCTTCGATAGTCTTAACCATCTCACTAGTCTTAGCAAGTTTATACTTGTCTGTTAGAGTGTGGAATTTCTGATCAAGTGTTGCAATTTCTGTTGTCATGTTTAGTCCTTTGTTTGAAGCATCATGCTTCGGTTAATTAAATTATAGATCAAGTTTAAGTCATTGTGAAGTAGGCAAATTATTCTATTTCGTAGGTCACACCTTCAAAAGTAATAGACTTCAAAGTGTTGACGTTAATAGTACGATACTCCTCAGATTGTAGATCGAAAACAGTCAGGTAATTCAATGCCTCCGCATCATACCCTAGTTCTCCACCTTTAAGATGTTTCTTCACACCCAATCGGCATACCATTTTTCTCAGGCTTCCATCTTTCTTCACGAACTCCACCGAAAAGATTTTATTTCCGACTAGTTCTCTCAATTGTTTTACTTCAGTTTTCATGTTGTCTCCTATTGTTAGTGGGCAAGTAATCCAATCTTAGGATTGTTGCCTATTGCTATTAGATCATTGTTTGATGCGTTTGCATAGCCTGAGGCAATTAATTCCGCCTCGGTTTTAAAGATACGAGCATGACGATCCGAGTCAGGATTGATAAGATCATCACGTTTACCGCCCTCAGATTTAATCAGAGTGAAATTGGCAGGTAACTTTACACCATCAAGTAATGGTAGACTTTTTGAGTAGGCATAGAACTTTACTTGAGGTAAAGACTCCATTACCTTGAACCACTTGTGAAGGTATTCTCTTGAGTAAAAATCTCCGCTATCATGTATACGGATAACATCAGCTTTGCGTTTGACAATCTCGGCAATCATTACCTGAGGAAAGTTATCTTGTTTAGTTGCCTCAAGTCTACGCTCAAAAGCGGGCTTGACGTTTGACCAGATATACGCACCCTTAGATGCATAGCAATACTTCTTACATTTATCTGCCCACAAGCAAGTCGATTGAGCAGGGATACCAAAGTTAAATACTCGGAGTCCAGTTTCTTTACTTGTCTTCTTAAGTTTACCATTCTGCGTCAATAATTCCATGTTGCCTCCTATTCATAGTCTACTTCATATTCAAATACCATTTCAGTATTACATTTTTCAAGCGTACCACAGGCAATTGTTGCCCTAAGTAATTGTTTTTTATCATGTGAGATAGAACCTGCACATTTCCAATCTCCAGATGATTCTACTACATGACCTAGGTAGTTATCAAGGTGGGCATTTTCTACCGCCTCTTGAGTAAAGTAAATCACTCGGTCAGGCATTTCATACCTATAACTTAAGCGATAGGTTGACTTGTACTCCGCAGTATATCTACCTGTACTACATATAAATTCTTTTCGGTGCATATCTTCACTCCTATAATTATTCTATCGCAACAATACCAGATGCGTCAATTACGGCAATCTTTGCCGACTTAATACTAGACTCATCATCTTTCCTGACAAAGCTAGTCCACTTGTAAGGATTGTATGTCACTTTAGTTGACTGACCTAGTAAACTTACATCACCTACCCAGATACCTGAGCATCCTGCATGGACATTCTTAGACTTCTCTCGTCGGACTTTGGCATTACCTGCCTGACCTACTAGAAATCTTACATTAGTAAGACTGATTGACTCAACATGAGCAATCACTTTGCCCCTATGTTTAACCGAGTAACCGCCTCGGTGAATGTTCCTATACACATAGACTCTCATTTAATATCTCCTGAGTTATGTACTCTGATTCTAATGCCTCTATACTTGAACAATAGTCTTGAGTATTCTGACCATGTTGCATAGCAATACACTTTACATTTCATATTACTCCTTTATTAGAACAAGCGTTCTGATGCCTTCTCTATTGTTTGACTTGATGATGGCAAGAATCCAACCTAAAGACCTACTAGAGATGTAAGTTATTTCTTTACTGCCATCGGGATATACTGCACCTACTTTAAACATACTATTCTCCTAAGTTAATAGTAACTCTACCGCATGGGGACTTATAGTAAACAGTGGGACGGACTTCGATTTTATAACCGAGCTTCTCAATGTTCACTAAATCATTCTCGCTCAAAGTTTTCGTTTTGGCAATATCGGCAAAGATTTCCGTAATCGGGCAATCAGGATAGATACGCTCTACCCCATAGTGTTTATTAAACTTGACAAAAACTGTAATCATAATGCCTCCTATGCATTTTGGGCATTGTACCCAAAAATGTAACTAGTTGAATTTGTGGGATAATTGAATAATGTTTTAAAAAACATGACTCGATTACCCTAAAAATTTAACCAGTATAGATATATCGTAAAAATAATCGTTCTTTAATACAGTAAGAAAAAGAATACTGTACTGAGACTATCGTACCATGTAGCTTTACACCAAGTAAAGCGTAGGTAAAGATTACCTATGCAATACCGAACTATAAAACTGCATTACTAAAGGATAGGGAAAACTATACTTTTTGTACCCTACAATCTCAATACAGTACTCATTCAATCACTAAACAGTATACCCTTTATCTCCAGTAATACTTTCCAGACGAGATGCATCATCTATAACCTGATAGTTGACGCATTGCTACACTCGATTACTGTACTTATCGACATACTGCGAAGCGTTAGTTCGTGACTTTGTTCACTTAGTCCCTCACCACAAGGGACAAACGCTGTACCTATGCTTGTCAAAGCGAGTCAGTTGCTTAAGCTGGACTTCACTGATAGATTGACTCGACGAGTCTAAATGCACCACCGCAAAACCTATCGTAGGGCATTACTCCTACTTTGCATAGCCGTACCGATATGGTACTCACTCAGGTCACGTTACAGGTCAGACCTTACTGCTACCCCGATCTTATCATAGTGTTACCGCTATGCGTCAATCGTTCGTTTGATTATCGAGACTCGTTTCCTTGTCTCTTATCTATTGTATCTCTTTTTTTCTGATAACTCAAGCTAGGTACTTTTTGCCTATCGTCTTAATGTTATCTCTTTTTTCCTTTTCTTTTTAGAAGGTTTATTCCTTCTGATACAATCATTGTCTCATGGTTTAAAAAAAAGCACAAGATAGGTAAACTTTGCCTATCCGATTAGATTGGTCGGGTATACCCTATAACTGAGTGAAGTGATTTAGTCAGGTATTATATTAGTTGAGCAAAATGGTTTTGTCGGGTATTAGTATCCGAGCTTATTAGTTTAGTCAGGTATTATATCCGACCGAGTTAATCAGTCAGGTATTAATCCTGAGCGAAATGCTTTGGTCAAGTATCCCCCCCCCTCCCCACCCCAAGGGGGGTAGGTGGGTTTGACTTTGAATTTGATTTGGGCAGTATACATACGCCAGAATTGGTGTTTATATATCTATGCACCTGTACGTACATTACTAAGAATATGTTTCTTTGCTCTCTTAGCTTTAGCCAGTTCGTACTCTAATTGCTTTATGCGATCTTTGTATGGAGTTGATGGATCATCGACTTCTGTGCCATTTGGGACAAGCATAACCTTTCCGGGAACGGCATATACAGAGTCAACAATATTTATTTCGAGAGGACGGTCAGAGGGTGATTTTATAAAGGTTAGCTTTGTAGCTTCTATTGCAGCTCTAACCAAAGCTTTATTATACTGTTCTACTCCAATACCACCTGAAGTTTGTTTAACTTTATTTTGTGGTTTCTGGCTCATTCAGTCACCGTCACATGTTCTGTAGTGGTACAATTCTTACCACAGGATCTGGTCCAAGAAGTGGTCGTATCAGCGTTGGGACACTTGACTACATACAATTCTTTCCAGCCATCAGAAATAGTAAATATCTTACAATCTGAAAGCTCCGGAGGTACGCTATACTCTACTTGAGGTTTGTGATAAGGGGAACAGGCTATAGCCAAAAAAATTATTGATAAGTATTTCATCTATGCACCACCTTTACAGTTCGCCAATGAACTCATATTCATCTTCCAAAGCTACCCATGCTGAATAGAAGATTACTCCATGATTATCTTCTTTTTGTATGTGTATAGCCATATCGTTGCTCCAGTTAATTAGGATAAGTTCTCCGCTTTTCTTATGCATGTAAATCATTCTTTGTTCACTTTTTTTAGTGCTTCTCTAGCCGTTCTGATTACTTGTTCTGGTCTGAGATGAAAATACCCGATTGATTGCAAAGCTTCACGTAGCTTTTTGTTTTCAGCTTGGAGTTTGAAATTGTACTGGCTTGTCTTACTCATAGCATCCATTAAGTTAGAGTATTCTTTATCTTTGTATTTACAAGCAGCTATCCAGCCTTTTCTCATACACCACTCATCTGAGTCTGTATATGTTGCTGGCTCTCTTGCTTCAAATTCTTTTCTGTCTTGTTCAAACCAAGACTTAAAAGGTTCTTTGTCTTTATCGTTCATATAGACTCCTCAAAGATAGTATAAACTATGCACACGGATGCGGCAAACAAAAGATGTGTTCCGATGAGAATAAATGTTGTCTCCATGTTGTCTCCGCAGAATAAACCGTATTAACTTTGTTATACTTTCTTACAATAGAACTCTATAAACCAAGCAGATTCTACTTGCTTTGTACCATCTTCCAATTCTATCAATACTGTATTATCTTTTGTAAAAATATCTAGTAATTTAAAACGAGGAGGATCTTCCTGCTTGGGGAATCTCTTTGGATTTAGCAGCCTAGTAGCTTCGTAAGTATCGCCAATATTAAGTGGTGTTTTCATAAGTACTCCTTATGAACATTATAGCATGAGTTATTAGGAAAAGTCGAATAGGTGAATAATAATCTATGCACAGTATATATCTACAATGTAAACAAATATACTGAGAAACGGTTGTCAACCTCGTTGTCAACTTAGTGCATACCGCAGCTTACGCTGCGTCACAGCAGCCGAAAAAAAATCGGGTCGGAACGATGCTGCTATTGATAAAGAGTACGAAATAGTAATGACTTATATATCAATATTTACTGAAATAATATAACAAATATAATAAGAACCTTTTCTAAGGAAGAAGAATGTCAATAATCATAAAACCAGTTGTTTCTAAAGGTGTCCCGGCAGTTTTTACATTAGATAAAACAGAACTTGCTGCACATCCTCTAGTACTTGCAGATCCTTATTTTTCAAACCTTACAAATTGGAATCGTGTTAGGCTTGTATACATTTCAACGATTGGTAGTCAATCTGAGCTTTTGGATTTCAATGCAACCTTATCTTCTCCAACTGCTACATTTTTAGTTACAGCAGATTCTAGAGATGATTTTATTGTTGAGAAATTGGTAATTACGGACTTTGATGGAGGAAGCCTACAAATTCCAAGGTCTAGTTTAGTTACAGGAGAATTCGATTTAGCACTAGGTACAGGCAATTACCCAGCTCTCCCAGCTACTTTTATAAAAGCATATTCTGCAAATGTAAGCTCCCCTCAAAATATTGAAAACGCACGACTTAACCCTAATTCATACGGCTTTGATATCAATTACTCTATTACTAAAAAAATGCCCGTAGTAGATAGCGATTTGAGAATTATTTCTGATTTTACAGATTTTAATGCTGTAATAAACTTTGCTAAAAAACAATCTGATGGAAAGATATTACTTGGCGGAACCTTCACTAATTCAAAAGGATTTGCTAATTTTAATAGGCTAATTAGATTAAATTCAGATGGTAGTTTAGATGTAGAATTTTGCAATAATGCTTCTTCTAATGATAAATTTAATTCTGAAATTCATGCTATAGAAATCCAATCTGATGGAAAAATATTAGTAGGCGGAAGTTTTCAAACTTATGGTGGAATTTCTGGTAGAAGTAGATTAGTTCGATTAAATTCAGACGGTACAGTAGATAACGCATTTTGTGTAAATGCTTCTGATAATAATAAATTTAGTAGCACCGTAATTTCAGTAGCTCAGCAGTCAGATGGTAAAATACTTGTGGGTGGCGATTTTACTGGATATTTGGTCCGCTTAAATTCAGATGGTACTTCGGACGCAGACTTTATAGCTAACGCTTCTAACGGAGGTAAGTTTACTGGTAATGTAATTACAATAGCATTACAGACTGATAATAAAATTTTAGTAGGAGGAGGTTTTACAAGCTACGCTGGAACTTCTGGTAGAAGTGGGATGATTCGATTAAATTCTGACGGAACAGTAGATAATGATTTTTGCGTAAATGCTTCGGATAATAAAAATCTTAACCCTGCAGTGTTTTCTATAGTAGTGCAACCTGACGGTAAAATACTTTATGGTGGACAAGTATATGGTTCGTACAACACGGCTGGATTTAGAAGAATAAACTCAGATGGTACTATGGATAGTACTTTTTATGATAATACATTTAATAAACTGAGTCCTTATGATTTCATAAGAAGAATTGTATTGTTATCAAATGGTAAGATTTTGTTATGTGGTGGTTTTAGTAATTATGGAGGAGCCTCTACTAGAACTTACTTTGTAGCGTTGAACTCCGATGGAACTTTAGACGCTCCTTATACAATAAATTCCACTGACGGTCTAAAATTTAATTCGGAAACTAGATGTGCTTTGGAGTTAAGTAGTGGGAAAGTTATGGTAATGGGGAATTTTACCAATTACTCTAATTTTAAATATAGAAATTTTGTAACTGTTTTAAATTCAAATGGAACAAGAGATGCTACTTTATCAGATAGTGTTTCTAGTAAATCTGCTAAAATAAATAGCACGGTACTGACTACAGCAATACAGTCGGATGGAAAATTTTTAATTGGAGGAACTTTCACTGGTTATGATACAATTTCTGGATATAATGGATTGGTCAGATTTAACTCCGATTCTACTTTGGATATAGATTTTTGTGAAACTATAAAAAGTAAATTTTCAACAATTCGAGATATTAAAATTCAACCTAATGGTCAAATATTAGTTGCTGGAGATTATACAGATTATGGAGGAGTTCCTAATAGAAACAGATTGGTAAGGCTAAATATTGACGGAACTCTTGATGATTTTTTTTGTTCCAATGCATCTGATGGAAATAAGTTTATAGATAGGATAAATTCTATAGCGATTCAATCGGATGGAAAAATTTTAATTGCAGGAAATTTTACTAGTTATAATAATTTTTCTAATAGAAACAGATTGGTAAGATTGAATTTTGATGGTACATTGGACGAATCTTTTTGTATAAACGCTTCTGATGGTAATAAATTTTCTGGACAAATATATTGTGTAGAAATTCAAAATGACGGAAAAATTTTAGTTGCAGGACAATTCTATAATTATAATAACATTGGCGGAAGAGGTTATTTTCTTAGATTAAATTCTGACGGAACAACAGATGAGGCTTTTTGTACTAATGCAGTAGATTCGTACACATTTAATAGCGAAACTAGAAATGTTAAAGTTCAATCTAATGGTAAAATATTAATCGGAGGAGTTTTTAGTGGATATAAGGGATCTGGTAGAAATCATCTTATCAGATTAAATTCCGATGGAACACTGGACACAGCATTCTGTGCAAATGCTTCTAATGGAGGAAAAATTCCGGCAGCAGCAACTACAATAGTTTTATTTAAAAATTACATCATAATTAACTTAGGATATCAATCTAGTTATTATAATGGTAATCTAAGATTTTTAAATCAAGATGGAACTACAGCTTTAACAGGAATTCCTGATGCTGCATTTAATTACATTTATCTAGATACCTTAATGAATGCAGGATCAAATGAACAATTAGCTTTAATACCCACTGCTTATATTTCCGAAGGTAGATTTTATTCTGGAGTAATAGGAGTAGAAATGGGGGATTCGAACTATTCTAATGCCATTACATATCTTAGCGTAGATGGATTGCCTAGTACCGAATTGGGACCTACGGGAGTTTCTCTAAGTGCTACACCTTCTGGACAACTTCAATACACTAATGATGACATAGAAGGAATTATCACACTCAATGCATCTTTAAAACCAACTCCATAAGGATTTATAAGTGGCAATAATAACTAAACCAACTATTGAAAAAGGAACTCCGGCTTTAATAACTCTAAATAAAGTAGAGTTAGAAGCTCATCCTTTAGTGACATCAAATCCTTATTTCTCCGATTCTACCAGATGGAGAAGAGTGGAGATTATTTATATTTCTAGTCCGGGAAATCAGTCTAAAGATGTAAAGTTTGATGTTAGTGGAGTTAACCCAACTCCCACTGGTTCAATCCTATTTTCTTTAAAAGCAAGGGATGAATTCCAAGTAGAAAGTTTATTGATAGTAGATTATGACAATGGGATTCTGCAGATTCCAAGAGAATCTTTAAACTCTGCAGATTTTGATATATCCTTAATAGAGTATATTAATTGGAACTTAACCAATGGACCTACTACAAACTCTGTTGGGGCTGTATTAACTAATCCATCATCTCAAAACTGGTTTTATATGATGAAATCATCAACAGGTTATTCTAGTGATTTTGAAGTGAACTATTTATTTGAGGGTGCTGATTGTTTAGAAATCGGTGTCGGCATGGCAGATAACACTACACTTGGCGTTTTCACTGGAAGTGTTGCCATGATCAATAGAAGCGGCACATATTTTGAAATTAATACCAACGGTGACACTTGGCTTCCCGGTCAGTATTCATTTAATGCTGCTGGAACTAATACAATTAAATTTTCAAGAATTGGTTCAACTGTAACAGTTTACTTAAATGGAGTAAGTGTTCACAGTTATTCTAGTTCGAGTATGCTTTATCCTCTTGGTAGACCATACTTTGGAAACATTACATCAGCTTACTACAAGGAATAATTGTGGCAATAATAACTAAACCAACTATTACGAAAGGAAATCCTGCAATTTTTACGCTTAATAAAGTGGAATTGGAGGCACATCCTTTAGTATCTGGTAATGGTTATTTTTCTAATTCTACTAGATGGAAAAAAGTAGACGTTCTATACACCTCTAATCCGGGAAATCAAACTAAAACTTTAGAATTTGACGTAACAGGAACAAATCTCACTCCAACCGCTTCTATTTTATTATCCTTAAAAGCTAGAAATGTTTTTCAAGTAGTAAAAGTTTCCATAATTGATGAAGATGGTGGAGTTTTACAAATTCCTAGACAATTTTTAGTAGCTTCTGATTTTGATTTTACGATATTTGATAGTTTTGGATATGATCCTGTCACTGGATTTGATAAAGTTCCAGCAACAGGAGCCGCATATTCTTTTAGTATGAATCAATATCAACATGGATCAGCTTTAATTCCCATTGGAGGATCTTTAAGTGTAGACAATGTCGCTACTTATGATGTTACTTATATGATAAAAGTTTTAAATTGGGGAGGAATTCTTCCTGATGGATCAGAATTTGGTGATGTTACAATAGGGTTATTTGATACTTTTGTAGATGCTTCTTCAAATAGCGTAGATATTTCATTACGACCAAGTGGAATAACTTTAAGAAGAAGTTCTGGAGTTGGTAGTAAATCCCAATTTTTTTATTTAGATAATATTCTTCCATCTGGGTCTGATATAACCATAAGAATGGTGCAAGAAAATACTAACGAGTTCAAAGTATATCTAAACAATTCAGTAACCCCTTATGTATTAGTTATGGATACAGTTTCAGAAGGCATTTCAAACTTATATCCGGGAATTTTTAATTTCAGCGGAACTATAAGACTCGTCAATTCGTACTCAAATACTCCAAGTTAATCTTTATGCTCTAATAGAGCTTTAAGAACTAGCCCAATAATCCAGAGTAGTCCTATATTGTATAATGCAACAAAAAATATAGAAACTACTCTTTCGACATTCACATCTTACCAACTTCTTTTTTAAATTCTTTGAAAGCCTCAAGCTCCTCTTCTACTTTATCAAATGGAATATGTTCCACATTTAAATCATTATTTACGAAAGTTACTTTAATATAGCCTGTTCCAAAAATACTTGCGTCCATAAAGCTGCCCTCGATGGCTTCTCCTACTTTTTCTTTAATAAATTTTTCAAAATCTAAAATCATATTCTACTCCAATATTTATACTGATCTGCTGAGACTACTATATTATCTTTACCATCTCTTAATCCGGGCAGATCTGCAAAGTTTCCATTTGTTTTATAAACCCAGCGAATTAACAATTTAACTCTTTTTTCATCTTGGTATCTAACTTTAACTACAAAGATGTCTAAGTCTTTAGATGTCAAGTGCCGATACATACATCCAGAAGTCCAACGATTTACCATTATTTTTGTACCCACATGTTACAAGTTGCTTCTGGAATGACATGTACTTCTGGTGATTTCATCACGCTTTTCATAGCCTGAAGTTTACAAATTCCATCTTCGGCTTTCGTCTCAAAATGTTTGCAGTTTTTGCACTGTCTTCCAACATTTCCCGGAATTTTATACCCCAGTTTACCTTCCGTAACGTAAACTTTTACAGAAGCAGCCGCTTTAATGATTGTACAAGCAAGGACACTTGTAAAAGCTAGAAATAAAAAATTACGCCTGTTCATCTTCGTCCTCCCATCTATTTGGATGATATCCTCCCGGCTCATCACTACTATAATAAGTTTCTGAGTAATCTGGAGGAGGTAACATTCCTTCTAATTCTACAGTTTCTAGAGCGGTTGATGCTAATCTATCCAATAGATATGGCAATGGCATTTCTCCGTCTGTAAACTGATTAAATTCTTGTAAATGTAGAATTTTTAATCTCATGGCAATTGCCCCAATCATTTCATCTCTTTTCATTGACAACCTCTCAATATAAGTAGTAACAAGAACGGCAAGAGAGCAACTCGAACCATCATAGCTATTATAGCATAAGGATTAATTTCTGGGTCTTTCATTTTTTTCACAACAGCAATTATTTGGCTTTTTTAGTTCTTTTAAGATTTGAATCTGCACATAAGTAAAAAATAGAGCACCTGCCAAATAGATAATCTGAAAGAAAACATATAGTTTTCCTCCAGAAGTTAAGTTGCTTAAAGTTTGACTTATAAAATTCATTCCCTGTACTTTATTCCTAATAAAAGAAAAAATGCTGGGATAAATGTAAATATACTCCACCCATTATGAACTAAGTATGCGGTTCCAGCTAATAGAGAAAGGTTGTAAACACACACAATAATTAAACTAATCATTTTTTACACACCTTGATTTTATTGTTAGGTGAGTTCCTTTTTCCATTTCTAAAACTGATGATAATGCTTTAAGACATCCAGCACTTGATTCAAAAGGGATAGATTGGGTTGATACCCCAGATCCAGAAAGTACGATTAATATTAAAAAGTAATTCATCTATCCTCACATAATCTATATATTTTTCCATCAATATATATTCTTTTTAATTTGAAAACCTCTTTACTTACGAAAAATTCCCCAACAATTCCGGAGCATACGAAAAAAGTTACTATTGCCCCAGCCAAAACTCCATTCCAAAAACTCAATTCCAATTTTTGCTTAACCATACCGCAATAAAAGGTACTCCAAGAGTTATCATAACTTGAACAACTTGGAAACACAGTCTCCATCTTTCGTAAGGGGACATTCTCATTAAATCTGTTTTTAAAAAATTAACGATCTTCTTCATCATCTTTTTTTCTAATCATTAAAGCTTTTATAAAAAAATAACAAGAAATTAATCCAAAAGCAATTCCAGCCAAAGGTTTACCACTCACTGTAAGGTATATATTTGCTAGTGTAAAAACATATCCAATAGCTGTTAATTCTAATTTTTGTTGCATAAATTCCTTGATAGGCGATAGCTCGCCAACCTCACAACTTTCTTGACAAAATCCCTATACTGTCTAGCAGTATCAAGATTCATGAGGTATGTGACACCATTTTTTTATCCAACTCTTAAAGAAACTCCAAATCGGGAGGCTACGCTTTGGACCGTTTTAAGAGGTCGATGAATAATTGCAGCAATACTTTTCGCAGGAATTACTCCAGCTTTACGTACAATAAAATCAAGAGTTCCTGTTGTTAGTTTTTTGTTAAATTTAGTTGCTTTTCCATTTACATTTGAATACCGAGTTTTAAAAGTGTTAGCCATATTTGCTCCTTTTCTTACGTATATAATAACATTATTCTTCTGGTGAACAACTTTTTTTATGTTTTATTTTTCTTGTGTAGTCTTTTTTAGATTTCATAACAGTATTAGGCTTTTTCGCCACTGGTTTCCTAATTTTTGGAGCTTTTATCTTTATTACTATCTTCTTCATCTTCTGGCTCCCAAGCAGTATCTAGAGTACCTATTTTTTTTAGATAAGTAAAAGGTGGTAACATTCCTTCTTTTTCTAGAGCAGTTAAAATTCTTTCTTCTAACCGTATAAAATTTTTACACGATTCTTCATCGGTAATGTCAAGTTTAAGCCAATCGTCAATAAACTTTCCATATTGTTGTTCTATAATTTCTAAAGCTTTACTTCTTTTCATCAAAAACTCACACTTATTGCATGGGTTATTATTCCTATTGAGACTAAATTATCTAATGAAACCTTAAAATTATCTTTTTTGTACACTGGTATTTTAAAGTCAAATCCAATAACTGGAGTTATACCATTATACGATGGAGGTTCTATGCCAATTTTTCTAAACTTATCAAAATTAGTATTGTATCCCCCTAGCATAAAATCAACATTTTCAGATATTTGGAAAGAAGATATAGGTCCTACAATATCTCCGCAAGCAGAATCTTTTCCCTTAAGAACTCCAATTTTGTTTTTATTCCCTATCATCATTATAACGTACTCATTATGAATTGTTCCAACATTATTTATTCTATTACAATAGGGTAAATTTGAAGCAAGATAGTGATGAGTTATCCCTCCATAAATCAAAGTAAGCATTTTAACTCCCTACTATCCAATGTTTTTCGTTGGCTTGATATTTCGGAAGATCTTCTCCAGAGCAAAGTGCCTTATCAGTAAATCTAATTCTATATTGTGGATAAAGTAAAAAATGTCCTGCCATAGTTTGAACTGCGTGGAGCTGTTTCCAGTGAGTAGGATGTCTACTATACCCTTCTCCTACAAAATCTATTGTAAACAGATATTTTCCAGATGCGGCAATTTGATTACCGAACACCTCACATTCTGCATATCTTAAAGTTTCCATAGTAAATACTTCAATATCGTCACTGATACAGTCCCACATTTGAGCATCTTGCAAATTTAATATAGAATCAAATTCATCCTCCCTGAATGATATAGAATGGGCTGGAAGACCTGTAAACAAAGCACCATTATCTAATAGCACCGTAAACTGCAATGCTTGATTTTGCCTAGCTCTAACAGAAACTAAATGTGCTCCGATTTTCCCAGAATAATTAGAATTATCATTGAATAAAAATCTATTCCAAATAAAAACTCTAATTGGCGGAAGATTGGAATTATTCATTTACCCACTCCAATGCTGTCGATATTGCTGGAAATTGTTCTTTAAATATATTTTTTATTTCTAGTGCAATATCTGCATGTTCTTTTTGTGTTCCATTTTCACTTCTGAGTTGAATGTAATGAATCCAATTTCTAACATTTCCTGTCATGTATAAAGTAGTTTCAGTAGACAACGGCAAAAGAAATCTAGCCTGTTCTTTAGCTATACCCCTAGCTAACGCTTCATTATATAGCAACATAGCTTCTTCATTTATATAATTCTGAGCATTTTTAAAAAATTCCTTATCATCTGCCAGCATATCGTCTACAGAATTTTGTCTATTTTTAACATCTTGTCTTCTGGCTTCATATATTTCGAAATTTGTAGCTTCTGCATACCTCTGTGAAAATTCTTGGAACACAAAACTTCTATGTCTTAAAATCTGAGCAGTAATTGCTCTACTGGTAGTAATTTGAACTGTCATGTTTACATGCTCAAATACCGACCAGTGTGCGTTTTTTATGCAATATCCAAGTAGTTTACTTGATGTAGCTGTATTCATTTGATTATTAGGATTGGAAACCCTTGCTACATACGCCATAAGTTCTTCAGATGAAAACTCGGTTAGAGCTTCTTTCACTGGCTTTGTTATGGATATTAACTCTACTCTCATTCTTCTTTACCTTCTGCAATCTCTAGTGTATTAGACTCTTCCTTTTTTTCATTTAAATCTTCCACCACGATGTTTACAATTTCGGCAGCAGTAGTTGGGAATTGTTGAGCCAGCACAACTTCGGCTCCGCATTCTTTATTTGTACATCGGTGAATAAATCCTTCTTTTGTAGACGCATGCACTACAAATTCACCTTTTCCGCAATCGCAAAACATTTTCATAATAATAGTTCTTGCTGGATATTTTACTAGTTTCATATTTCTCCTAATTTTTCCAAACTGAGGTTAATTTTTTAATATATGTTTGATTGTTGGGATTTTTTAATTTTGAAGCCCCTCTAGTTCCCATATTATAACACAACACAAAATGATTTTTAAATTTTAAATTACATTTAGTCTTAAGATTTGCCAATGTTTTCATTGCTCTATGACTGTTTATTTCAATATCAAAAATCCAATTAGGATTATGAAATTTGTGATATCTTGTATTCAATTGAAACAGACCTCCATCTTTTGTTTTTGACATAGCTTTTGGATTAAAATTACTTTCTATTTTTGCTAATTTAATAGCTAAATCAGAATCAACCCCATAAAGACTTGATAAAAGTGCTATAGTTAAATAAATCATTTTTCATCCTTTATTAAAATAACTCCATTTCCGTGTATGAATATATGAGGATAGGAAATTCCTTCAGAATCTTTGCATCTTGAGAATGCCCCATCATCATCTCTATAATCACACAAAATCTGTTTACCTCCACTGTGAACTATTATATAGTCATACTTATCTACTATTCTAGGTTTGCAAGATATGAATAAAAACAAAATCAAATATTTCATGGTGTATTTATTGTTCTTTTTATAATCCACTCTTGTAATAGCTTTATGGTTTCTTTAAGTCTTTTGTTTTCCTCTTTAAGACCTATTAATTCTTTATCCTCTTCTTTTTTTTCGTAATAAGGACAATGATCATTTCCACATGGATCGGTACAGAATGGACATTTCATTTCATTAAGCCTATAATATAAGTTAGTTTTCCCAATCCTAATTCTAAATAAATATTTCCTTTTGAAAAAATAATATTAATTCCAAATTTTCTAGATGCCTTACTTCTTACTTTCATTGTTTCTAGTTTCATACAGTTCCTCCTTATTAATTTCCACAAATCCCTCAGGAATTTCAGCCACTCTTGGTCCTATGTCTAGCATTATAAACCCAACATTAAATTTAACTTCTTTATAAGAAAGGAATGGATATTGTTTTTTGACATGTTTTTTTACTAAATTTGTAAGTTTTTTGTAATCTTTTTTATTGACGCTAAAAGCCCAAACTTGAACCCCAGATAAATTAGGATCTTTATTTATAGAAATTAAACACTTACTATAAAAATCTTCTAAGGGATTGATTTTAGAATATTTTAATCTTTGTGGAAATCGTATTATCGAATTCATAAGTCCTCCAATCCTAGTATAACAAATGTACATAGGAGTTACAAATATGAAATGTAAAATTTGCAATGAAGATAAACCTAAAATTCCAGAATCTAGAGGAAGTGTTACAAGATTTGTAGATGAATCAGGTCAACTTTGGAATGGTAAAGTTTGTCCAGATTGTTACAGGATTTATAATAGAGAAAGAATGAAACTCAGTAGGGAGAAAAAGAAAAAAGATCAGATACTGGACATCCAAGATACATAAAGTCTGCAATCATTTTCCAATGCTGAAAACTCTGTAATTCTAGTATAATAGCCTTTTTTTTCCAGAGAGTTTATGATTTTTTTGGCAGTTTTTTTATCTACAAAAATTTCCATTTCTGACATTCCAATCATAGCATGCAGTTGAATTTGCTCGTTTATAGCAGAAGAGGACTTATGAACTACTTGTTCTGCGTATCTTGTCATTTTTATTGCAGATTTTTTAGTAATCATAAATCCTCTTTTTAGTTTAAAAAGTTAATTCACAAACACCGCCAGAACAAGCTAGTTGCTCAGCCCTATTAGTATTGTCTTCCAATTCTAAAACTTTCATCAAATCAATTTCTTTTACCATTTCATTATATTTTTGAAAAGTTTCTTTTGTACAATCTTCAAATGGAGCTTGTTGATAAATGGCATCAGAAAAAGGAAGTAGACTTACTGCTGCATATTGAAATCTGTCTTCCCATAGCTTATTAAAAAGAAATGGGACTTCTTCTGGTTTATAATTAATAGTACAACTAATATTGTGAGTATTAGCTCCAGATCTGTGTCCCGGCACTACCCAATTATTGTAGTAGTGCTTTACTCGTTCAAACAAAGCGTCTGCACTTTCTTGATGTCTAGTAATAGCTCCTTCTGGAGACTCTTGTGGAATAGTAACTACAACTCCGGATGGAGAGAATATATCATCTTCTACTAATTCTGGCACTACTCTACTGAGATACCTAGCAAGTTCATCGTCTTTATTCATTCTTACTCTACGTAAGTAATAGTCATTGTGACGAGCGTGGATTCCCGAACTAGACCCAAGAACGCAGGAAGCCGTGCCTTCAGGCTTGATAGCAGTAGTTCTGGAAGCGACATTGATTCCAATTTTTTTTGCGTATTTTTCGTTGACTTCGAGTACTGTTCTAGCTGCAGCTTGAAGTTGTTCTCCAGTGAGATTCGATGAGTCGGCAATCCCGGTGAAAGAGCAGCCAATAAGTGCCTCTTTATCCGTGACATCTTTCCATTTCTGAGAAAGATAAGGAAAATCAGTGAAGCCAGCTTGGAGAGTTCCAAGCAATGCGGCTGCATATACACGATTGTTAAAGTCCTTTTCATTTTTTATTCCAGTAAGATTAGTTGTTGTGAGGTTGCAAAACTGGTTTGATTGAAGACCAATCTCAGCACACGGATTAGTTCCCCATTCCAAATCATTTGTCCAAAAAAATCCGGGTTCTCCAGCATTAGAAGCAATACACATATCGTATACATTTTTAAACTCCTCAAAAGTTGTTTCGTGTCGAGGAAGAACTGCGGAGTTGTTTGCTCTTGCTCTGTGAGGATGCTTTTCCCACCAAGATCCGTGTTTACACGTTAACATTGCAGTATCAGTTCTATCAAATAGAGAAATTAGAGCAGCTCTACGAATACCTCCAGATAGTACACAATCTGCTATCATGCACACGATATCATGAACTTCTAGAGAATTTAATCTTCTACCTAAAGACTTTACAAGAAGTTCCTCTACTTTTTCCAACATTTTTTTCAGAGGTTCTGGTCCCGGTGCTTTTGCACCTGTAGTAACTAAATAAGATCCTTTCTGTCTTACTTTACTAAAATCAAAAATAGGACGTATTGCTCCATAAAAATAAGCAGACATAAGCTGATTGAGAGCTTCCGCCCATCCTTCAATAGAATCATGCACTACATAAATTCCCTCTTCTTTAGGCTTTCTGAGAAGAGGCAATTGTTCAATATGATGTTTTTGGACAGAATAACCAAATCCAGTTCCAGATAAAAGAAGAAACAATGCTTCTGCAAAAATTCTTGGATAAGTTATGTTAGCAAAAGAACAGTTAAATAATCGTACATTGTTTCTAAAAATAGCTTCTCCGCCAAATTGCAGAGAACGCATAGATGGCATTACATTAAAATCATGAACTTGCTTAAATGCTTTAATAATATCTCTACTAAGTTTTGGATATTTTTCCAAATACATAGTTAAGTTTCTATTTAGAGTTTCCTCTAAACTTTCTCTTCGATTGAAAGCGTTCAAATGTTTCGCATAAGTTCTGTAGGCAACGATTTCGCTTAACAAACGATTTGATTTGTTCATCAATTTCCTCCGATATTTAGGCTAGTCTAATTTCTTTAGCACGACCAAAATGTTTTTTTATCATTTTGTTTTTTTCTTCTACTATTTTAACACAATCTTCGAAGGATTTATCTGTTTTTTTATGAATAAAACAAATTTCTCGAATATCTACAATTGGCATATTTTCTGTAGACTTTAGTTCTTCAGCAGAGGCTTCTCTTTTTAGATAAAGATTAATTAATTTTTTTCTAGCTGATATATTAGGGTAATCTACTTTAACAAAAACATCTATTCTTCCATTTCTGATTACATTTTCTGGAATAGAATCTGGATAGTTGGTTGAAAGAAAATAGATTGCATTTGATACTGATCTAGCTCCGTCCAGAAAATCTAGCATTTCTCTAATATCTTCTGAGGATTCTAAAAGAGATACTGCCTCTTCAAACACTATAATCTTAAGTCTATTTTTTGTAGATTGTTCTAATTTTTCTAGAAACTTTCTAGTTGGAACTCCATCCATAAATATAACTATTGCTTCTTTTTTTCTTATAAGTTTTCTCATGTAGCTAGTTTTACCTGTTCCCGGAGGACCGAACAGCAAAACTCCCAATTTATAAGAAGTACAAGAATCTTCATATAAAGATCTATTATTTACAAAGTCTTCAATAGAAGAATCTAATTCTTTGAGACTTTCCATGAGTTCTATATAGTTATCTTCCCGTATGTCAAAAGGTACTAGACGTTCTGGAGATCCAGAGTTTCCATATTCGTGAGAATATATGCCATTTGGAATTTCTTGAGCTTGGCTACTAGGTTGATTTGGTTTGTAAACTTCTGCGAGATTTTCAGTTAAAACATCGTAGTGATCTGCATTTTTTAATTCACTAGACATAACTTCAGGACCGCTAAAATATGTCAAAGTACTTTTACTTTTAGTAAATGGACTATAAAAAACTCCAGAGGGTGTTTCAAATTTAAACCATATCTGTTCCTTACAGTCTTTTTCTATCTCTTCTCCAACTTGCTCATCTACCATTCCAAGCAATTTTTCAAAATTCATTATTCTTCCTTTACTGGATTAGCTTTGATTTTATTTCTTAAATCTTGAGATACGTCTTCTATTTCTTTTTTCGCTTTTTCTGCTTTATCTAAAAGATCTTCAACTTCATCTCTAGGTCTTTCAGTGTCTTTATTTAAGAAATTTATAGCCTTAGTTAAGGAATGGGATACTATGTCGCAAAACTCTACAATAATATCAGCTTCATTTCTATTTAAATTATAATAAGCTACATTTGTTGGCTTTATTTTTTCATAAAGCTCACTAAAAGCAGCAGCTAATTCAGCGTCTTTTCCATTTATAGCGTTATTTTCAGATGCTTTAAAAACTTCCAAAAGATACGATCTTTGGGAATTATTCAAAAATAATTTCATCAGACTTCTCCTCTGATTTTTCGTTTAGTCTGTTATAAGGTTCTTCGCTTAACTTTATTCTTACGGATAATCCTTTGTCATTTATCGACAAATAAAAAACTCCCAATCCTTCCCAATAAAATTTTTGAGAATTTTTAAGAGTCTCAATTATTTCATAAGTTGCTACCTTTAGTATAGCATCTACGTCATAATAATTCAAACCAACTTTTTTGGATACTTTTTTAGAAAGTCTGTTTATTTTTCCTATTTTTTTATCCATCAATAGAGCCAATGCCTTTTTCCAGTTTTTTTAGCTTCCCTAACATCTACGTGAACAAAGTTTTTAACTCTACCATCACCTATATTATCAAATATATGATAGCATATCTCATACAAAAGATCCAAATCATCTAGGTTAAGAACTGCTGGCTGAATGTCTGCCGCTAATCCAGATACATGGGAACTATTATTTTTTCCACCTATAGCAATATTATGCTGTGGACATCTGTACCCAGACGTTACTTTTATAGGCTTTCCAAATTGTTCTCTTACTTGATCTAATTTCTCTATTAATTTAGGAGAAATAAACTGATCCTTGCATTTACCGCAAGAGCAAACAAATTCTTTTGATGAAAAATATTTACCAAACTTCTTTTTTTCTGATTTTTTAAATGTTATCATAAAGTAACCTCCATGCATACATTTGTTATTAGTTACATAGAAAATGCAATGCGTCACCAATGTTTTTAAATACTTAGTAATCTGCCAAGTCAAAATAATTACATAAAATTATAGCCTAATTAGTATACTATTGAGTTATACTAGTATTCGTATCGCAGTTCGTTTAAAACTCACTGCGAAAATTGCGTGTACGGTATAGTAATATTATATACCTCGATTTTAAAAGATCTCCAAATTATTTTTTGGTTATGCATAATAACAAATATAACTGAGACAATGTAAGTTCGATTGTTCCTTCTGGAATAAAATATTTTACAAGCGATTAACACAAAGTCTCTTTTTTTAACATAGGAAAGTTTAATGAGAAAAATAGATTTTATGCTCATTTTAGTATCTCTTTTTGTGCTTAGAATTATAGCATTTTCAGCAGGTTATGCTGACGCTATATGTTTAGTAGGAGTTCTTGGATTTATACTTGCAAAGCAATATATTGATTCCAAGAAGTTAGAAGCTCAAGCACTTGTAAGAATAGAGGCTCAGGATGTTAAAGTTCAACATATCATAGATGAACTTAACAGAGTTAAGGTATCTTCGGATGGATTGAAAGCCGCCATGAATCTAACTGCTAAGAGGTAGTAAATGAAGATAATACCAGCAGAGGAAGTAAGGGATCTATTAACTCAAAATGAAGAACTTAAAAAATATGGAGAAAAGCTCACTCAAACTAATTTAAAACTTCAAAAAGAGTTAGACGCTACTAAAGATAAACTGCGTCACTTAGAAGAGTTAGCTAAATTTTCTAGCAGCACAATAGCGGTTGGTTCTAATGAAGAAGAACTTTGTAAGTTAGAGATTAGCAGATTATATCAAGCAGCAAAAGTCTCGCCTCTAGAATTTAACCAAGTAAAAGCATTTGAAATTTATGTTAAATCTTTAATGCTTATCCGAGGAAAGACATTAGAGGAATCTAAGTCTAAAAAATCTTCAAAAGTTACGCTGGATAATGAGCAATTGCTGCAACTCGCCATGCAGGTTGTAGATGACACAAGCGAACAATAATCTTCCACTAGATATAACTCCTCAACAAGCAAGAGAAATCCTCTGGAGAAAAGGTAAGATCACCGATTTTCTTTTGGATGCAAATCAAAAAGTATTAAGAGATCAAGTACGAACTATAAAAAGAAAAACCCACGTTGCGGTGTTTTCTCGACAGTCTGGTAAAAGCTACGGTGCTTTAGGCATGGCTGTGGAAGAACTGTTAACACGTAAAAATATAACAATATGCTATGTAGCACCTAGATTAAAACAAGGTAAAAAAATTGTTAAGGCTACTTTTGACGAAATATTTAAATCAGCTCCTCAAGACATAAGACCTAAATTCGATAGAGATTCATCATCTTACGTATTTCCTACAACAAAAAGTAAGTTAGAACTTTACGGATTTAATGCTGAAGAAATAGAGTCAGCAAGGGGTCCAAAAGCTCACATGATCATAGTGGATGAGTGCGGCTTTATGACTAATTTAAAATACGGTCTTAGATCGGTTCTTTATCCTAAACTAAACACTACTAGAGGACCGATGATACTTATCTCAACTCTTCCAAGATCACAGGGTCATGAGTTTTGGGATATTGTAAAACAATCTGAATATAAAGAAACCTTAATTAAAAGAGATATTTATCAATGTCCAAGATACACAAAAGAAGATATTGATGGATTTGCTGAAGAAGTTGGAGGGTATGATTCAGTAGACTTCAAAAGAGAATATTTAAATATAATGATCACTGATGAAGATCATGCAGTAATTCCAGAAGCTAACGATGAGTCATTAGCACGAATAGTAAAAAACTACCAAAGACCTCCCTATTACGATTCTTATGTTTCTATGGATATTGGAGTTAAGGACTTAACTGGTGTATTATATGCTTATTATGATTTCCTTACGGGGAAAATAGTAATAGAAGATGAGGCTACTTTCAGAGGAAAATCTTTTACTACTGCTAACTTAGCCGCCTCTGTAAAAAAAACGGAAGAGGAGTTGTGGGGTCTTAAAAGACCATTCTTAAGGGTGTCTGATAATAACAACTTGATTTTATTGAATGACCTTGGAATTGACTATGGTATAACTTTTATTCCAACTGCTAAGGATAACAAACATGCATGGATTAACCAAATACGAATTTTAATAGCAGAAGAAAGAATTATAATTAATCCAAAGTGTAAACAATTGATTTTTCATTTAAAAAACGCAACTTGGAATAAAACTAAGACAGAGTACGAGAGATCCTTAGATGGAGGACATTACGATTTGATTGATGCCTTAGCATATTTAGTGCGTAACATATCGTATACACGTAATCCATACCCTAAAGGATATGGAATGACATACGGAGATGGCAGTTTTAGATTGCATGATACCGAAAAAACAAGATTTGAGGAACACTTAATTAAAATGTTCAGCTTTAAAAAGAATTAAACAAATAATATTAGAGGTTTTAATGACTAAACAAACATATTTTGCAGCTAGAGAAGGTAAGGAAACCGCATCTGTTTTGCTAGAAAAAGCTACAGATTGGAAAAATACTCTCACTGTAAATGGATATTTAGAAAAATTAAAAACATGCTGGGCAGCATATCATGGTGCATATTTTACAGATATGACATCAGGACATGCCATTACTTTTGGAGGAGAGCAAGGAGAACTTGCCCAACTTCCAGTTAACCATATTAGAAACTTAGCTCAGCACATGTATGTTATGACAACTTCTAGTAGACCTTCGATGGAAGCTAGGGCTGCTAATGCGGATTACAAATCAAGTGCTCAAGTTACTCTTGCTAATGGTCTTTTAGATTACTACATGAGAGAAAAAAGATTAGAAAGATATATCAATAAAGCCGTTGAATTGAGTGTGGTTTTAGGATCTGGATATGTAAAAGTAGAATGGGATGCTACTTCTGGTAAAATAATTGAAGAGGATGAGGAAACTGGAGAAAAGATATTTGAAGGAGACTTGAGATTTACCAATATTTCTCCATTTGATGTAGTATTTGATGTAAATAGAGAAGATAACAACCATGATTGGATCTTAGTACGTACCTATAAAAATAAATTTGATTTAGCTGCAAAATATCCAGAACTTCAAGATAAAATTCTAGCTTTAGATACTAAAAATTCTAGAGATAGATATTCTTTGCAAATATTTAAAAAGAACGATTCTGATGAAGTTGAAGTATGGACAATGTATCATAAAAAAACAGATGCTATGCCAAAAGGCAGAGAGTTAATTTTTTTAGATCACGATATCATAATTCATGATTCGATGTTACCATATAGGAGAATACCAGTATTTAAAATGAGTCCAAATGAAATACTTGGAACAGCTTTTGGTTATTCTAATTTATTTGACTTACTACCTTTACAAGAAGGTATCAATCATCTTTATTCAGCAATAATGTCCAACAATATTGCATTTGCTACTCAAAACTTATTTGTAAAATCAGGATCAAACATCGACATTACAAATCTTGGCGGTGGACTGAATGTAATTCAAGGTACAGAAAAACCAGAGGTATTGAATCTTTTAGGAACTTCCCAAGAAACATTTAGCTTTCTTAGTACATTAGAAAGTAAAATGGAACAGTTATCTGGAATAAATTCTGTTACAAGAGGTACTCCAGATCCTGCTCAAAATTTACGATCAGGAAACTCTTTAGCTCTAATTCAATCAATGGCAATTCAGTTTCAATCTGGTCTTCAAAATCAATATGTACAATTAATTGAAGATTTAGGGGTTGCAATTCTAGAAATTCTTCAAGATTATGCATTGGCTCCAAGAGTAGCATCTATTGTTGGGGTAAACAACAAACAGTACTTAGTATCTTTTAAAAGTACGGATATTCCAGATATTAATAGAATTCTTGTTGATGTAGGAAATCCTCTTGCAAAAACAACCGCTGGTCGTGTTCAGATGGCAGAACAATTAATGCAAATGAAACCAGAAGAGTTTTCTATTCAGCAATATGCTCAAGTAATTAATACTGGTAGACTAGATGGGATGTTAGAAAGTCCGGTAGATCAGAGTAATTTAATTCAGCAGGAAAACGAAAAACTATTACAAGGATTAGAAGTTCCTGCATTAATTATTGATGATCATAAAGAACATATTCTTAGGCATAGAATTATTTTAAATGATATTGATGTAAGAATGGACGAAGAAAAATCTGCTGTAATTTTACAACATATTCAAGAACACATAGAACTTGCTCGAAGTGCAGATCCTGCTGTTCTTACTATGACAAATCAACAGCAACTTCCTCCAGCTCCACAACAAGCTCCTACTGGTCAAGATTTAGCTAACAATCCTCCACAAAACGCAGAAGATCAATCATCCATAGGGCAAGTAATGGAAGGTTCAGAACAAACTATGAACCAAGAAATGCCGGGAACTCCAAGTCCAGCAACTCCTCCAGCTCCTTTTGAAAATTTACCAACAAGCACAATTCCAGCAGAGCCTCAAGAGTAATATGACGAAGAAAAGATTAAAAAAAGCAGATACGGCTGGAATAAATAAGATGATAAATATCATCACAAGTAACCCCTTGATGGAATCAGAAGAATTAATCAGAAAAGCAAGAGAGATGGGATATGATCCGGCTAATCTAATTGATCAAGCTTTAGGAGCTATACGTTATGAAAAAATGTCAAGCGTATCCCTAGATAGTCCCATAGAAGATATTTTAAATTCTATATATGAAAAAAATCCAACACCGGGAAAAAGATATATATTAGAACCAAAAGAAGCTTATACAAAAAGAGGAATAGAAGTAAAAGAAGCATTAAAAAATAATGCTGGATTTTATTCTTCTCTTCCAGATCAAAAAGGATCACGACGGGCTCCTGATTTTATGGTAATTAAAAAACCATATACAGAATCTGAAAAATTAAAAGCTATAACGGATGCTGGACATGAATTAGAACATGGATCTGAGTATTTAATCAGACCTGATTTTAAATCAACTACCGAAGAATCCTATGTTAAAGGACATCATTATGATGATATATATGAACCTAAGGAATTAATACGAGAAGTTAGAGAATTACCGCAAGATGAAAAAACTATAAAAGAAATATTAAAGCAATCTGAAAAATTAAATGTAAAACCTTCGTTATGGGGTAGATTGAGATCAATTTTAGGACCTATGGCGGCAGGGGCTGGGTTGTATACATCTTTAAAATCCGGTGATACTTTAGGAGCCGCACTAGAAGGGACCGCTTTGGTAGATCCAACTGGAGTATCAGATGCTGCGGCAGAAGTTTATAGACGATCTAAATTAAAAGATCCAGAAGAAATAAAACAAACGATGAGAGAAGATAAATATTCTGCAATTCCGGGAGGTCCTTCTCCAGCAGATATCATGCTAGATCAATTAGAAGATATACAAGAACTCGAAGTTCAAAAAGAAATAGATAAACGTAAGAAGAGGTTAGGCTATGAGTAATATGTCGAAAAAAGAAAAAACTTTTGCAGATTATTTAAAAGAAATAGAAGAAATGGAAAAAGAAAACCAAATTATTTCCACCCCTTCTAAACAAGAAACAACTAAAATAGATCCAAATGATTTAGTTGATAGTGAAAAATTTATAGAAGAACATAATAGAGCTTCTAAACGACAAAGAGCTTTAGATAGAAAAGCTGAAAGACAAGCTATAAAAGAAGCTAAAATAAAGGAACAAGCTAGATTAGAGGCAGTAAAGGAATATAGAGGTCAAGGTAAAGCTGGAAAATTAAAACCGGGTACAAAAAAATTTCAAGCAATGATGAAACGCACAAAATCTGGACCTTATAGTATTCCTGTGAATATGGCAGACGAAATAAATATACATCCACCATCATCTCCAGCAGCTAAATATATAGCAAGACAGCAATTAAAATCAAGATTACTAAGATCTGCAGCGGAAGGTGTTGGAAAAGTTTCTAAGCTTGGCAAAAGAGCAGCAGTTCCTTTAGCTATAGCTGAACAGGCTTTATCTTCTAGTGATTTAAATACCGGAGAATCTGAACAATTAAAACAAATTGAAGCCGAGAAGCGAAAAGAACAATTTTTTAAAGAAAAAGCAGATGGAGATCCTGAAATATTAGATTTAATAAAAAAACAAGAACAGGATACTTTAAATAGAAGAATTCATCCAGTGGAATTATTAGATGTTGAGCCAAAAGAAGAAATTCCAGAACCAATTGGTCCTGCATTTAGAGAATTAGCATCTGAACCAGAAGAAGAAGATTTAAATTATGCTGATTATTTAAAAAGAAAAAAACAACAATTAGGTTATAAATAAATAACAAATAAGTACATAGACACTACCACAATAATGTGATGTGTTAACTTTACACTACCCCATTGGGGCGTAAAAAGGAAATGTATGTCAGACGAAAATTCAACAGAATCCACAGAATCTCTAGAATCTGCAGAAGCAGAAGAATCTTTTGAAGGTTTAGAAGCTTCGGAAAAACCAGATCAAATGAGTCAAGAAGAGTGGGAAGAATTTAATCTCAAAGTTAATGGCAAAGAGATTAAGGAACGGGTAAATCTAAGAGATCGTGATAGAATTACAAAAGCACTCCAAATGGAAAAAGCTGCACAGCAAGCTTTCCAAGAAAGATCAATTACTGCAAAACAACTACAAGAAATTCAAGCCGATGTTGACGAATTTTTGGAACAATTTACTTCAAATCCAATGTCTGTCATAATGAATCCAGAATTTAATTTAAGTAAAGAACAAAAAAGACAAATTGCAGAAGCTATTCTAAGAGAAGACTTAGAAGATAGTCAAAAAACTCCCGAGCAACTTGCACTTGAAGAAACTAAAAGAAGATATGAAGAATTACTGGCTGAAAAAGAAGCTCTAGAAGAACAAAGACGACACGAAGAACAGGCTAGATTGCAACAAGAAGCAGCAATGCAATTAGAAAATGAAATTGTGCAAGCAATTGAAGTTGGACAACTGCCTAAATCTACGTATATTTCTAAAAAATTAGCAGACTTAGCTTATATTGCTTATGCAAATGGAATTGATCTAACTATGCAAGATCTCATTCCTTTTGTAAAACAACAATACAAACGAGATATTTCTGAAATGCTAGGTGTTTTATCTGATGACGAAGTAGAAAATCTAGTATCTAAAGAAAGAATTAGAAATATAAGAAATAAGCAAATTCAATCAGTTAAGCCTAAAAATGGTACTCCAAAACCAGCTTTAAAAACTGAAGATGTAGGCGTTTCTTCTAAAAAAGATGACGAACCTAAAAAAATTAGAGCAAAAGATTTCTTTAATTCTCTAAGAGGTTAACAAATATAGTTGAGTAAATAAGATTTACCAGACTTTTTGGCAAGCAATAGCCCCAAAAATATCGAAGTAAAACAAACTTATTGCTTAAAAATAAAAAACAAAAAATTGATTTTATAAAAAAGGAAAAGTATGAGCGGTCCAGTTAACACATTAGACAATCTAAACGGGTTGTACAAAAAAGTTTACGATGGTAAACTAGAAAATCTTATCCCAGATGGCACTAAGCTTCTTAATGCTATCAAATTCGTTCGCAAAGAAAAGCGTCCGGGTGCTGATTATAACCAATCAGTTATTCTTGGTATGGAGCATGGCGTAAGCTTTGCTGAGCCAGATGAAGGTGCTTTTGCTCTTAATCCACCTATTTCAGGTGTAATTAAGCAAGCGTCTATCCGTGGTTATCAAATGGTGCTTCGTTCTGCGATGGCACTAGATACTATGTATGCTGCTGATTCTGCTGGTGAAAGAGCATTTGAAGAAGCTACAAAGTATATCTTCCAAGCTATGATGGATTCTATTTCTAAAAAGCTTGAAATTCGTCTTCTTTACGGTCAAGTTGGTCTTGCTGAAGTTGGTTCAGTAGCTGGTAACGTAATCTCAATTGCTGTTGGTCAATGGGCTCCGGGAATTTGGGGCGGTGCAGAAAATATGCGTCTTGAGATCTTCGATTCAGTAGGAAACCTTCGTGGTGACTGTAAAGTAACTGCAGTTGATTTTGACCTTAAAACGGTTACAGTTGACGCACTTCCTGCTGGCGTAGTTGCTACAGATGTAATTTTTGAGTATGGTTCTAAAGGTAAAGAGATGGCTGGTCTTCATAAGATCATCACAAATACTGGATCTCTATTTGGTATTTCTGCTTCTCAATATTCTCTTTGGAGAGGTAACACTCACGCTGTAGGCGGTACTCTTAGTTTCAATAAACTTGCTAAAGGTCTTGCAAAGCCAGTAGCCAAGGGTCTTCAGTCCGATGTGACTGTTTATGTTAACCCAGCAGCTTGGGCTGATCTAATGACTGAGCAAGCAGGTTCTAGACGTTTTGATGTTAGCTACAAGTCAGCTACTGCTCAAAATGGTTCGGAAGCTCTTGAATTCTTCTCTCAGAATGGTAAGATGACTATTGTTTCATCTATCTTCGTAAAAGAAGGTTTTGCTTACGCTATTAACCATGAGCAAATGCTACGTGTAGGTTCTACAGATCTTACTTTCAAGAACCCATTCAATAATGAGGATTTCTTCCATCATCTTGAAAATAATGCTGGTATCGGTATCCGTTGTTATACCAACCAAGCTTTGTTCTGTACAAAGATCGGTCATCAGCTTGTTTTCACTGGAATCACAGCTTAAATTCAATGAGTTATGCAATGTAACAAAAAAAGGAGAAGCTACGGCTTCTCCTTTTTTTTTCTACACTTAAATAACAAATATATCTAGGAGTGGTGTATGGCTGTAACTTTAATAGTGAACAATGTTCCTTTTGAATATCCAGAACAAGGAGAACAACAGCCTTGGGGGGAATCTGCAACCAATTGGGCAGCAGAAGTCACCAAAGTTCTTGCTTCAATCAGAGGTCCTTACGATTTACTTGAAACTGCTGCATTAATAAATGCAGAACAGCTTTCTCAAGAAAGTATTCAAGGTATGTTTTTTGATTCTGTAAATGTTAGATCTTTTATAGTTAGTGGAAACATTACAAGAACTACGGACACTGAACAAAGATATGAAGAATTCCAACTTACAGGATTATATCAAGGAACTACTGTAGGATGGAGATTGCAACAAGAGGGATTTGGTAATTCAAAAGTTACTTTTAGCATAACTCCCAGTGGGCAAATTCAATATACTGCAACAGCTCTTAGTGGGAATCAAGCCACATACTCTGGTATTATTAAATTTAGAGGTATTGGGATAGCTCAAACATAATTGGTGGGATGAATGTTTATTTTAAAAGAATTTGTAAAAGGCATTCTTTTACGTGGAGTAACCGATGATGTGGACAATGATCTATTTTTAGAAGGTGCTTTATTTCATAATAGCATTGATAAAAAATTAAAAACATTCATAGATTCTTCAATTAGAGAGATAATCACAAGCTCTCAATCACAAACACTTACAAATAAAACAATTGATTACAATTTAAATACGATATTAAACCTTCCCGGTGGAGGCGGAGGTGGTGGAGGAGCTAATACTGGATTAGATAACTTAACTGCTACTTCTGTCAATAGAGATTTAGTAAGTGCGGCAACCATAACGTCTGGCACTAATTTAAATTATTGGACCATAGGAACTAGAAATAATTCATTATTAGGAACCATAATTGCTACTGGAGCTATATTAGCAGGTAATACTGGAAACACTGGTGGATTCCAAGCATTTTCCGGTCAAAATTTTGGAACTGGAAATACTGGGGATATTAATTTATATTCAGGATACACCTTTACTGATGGAATAACTGGAAATGTTAATATTTTTAGCGGTCAGAATAGAGGATCAGCTTTACCTCCAGTACTCGGACCTAGCGGAGGAGTAAATATATATAGTGGAAAATCTAAAGAAGGAACCTCTGGACTTTTATTTATTAACACTGGACCAATTGACAATGTAATTCAAGGCTATGATAATCAAACAAACGTATCAGCAACTGGTGCTATTCAAATAAATTCAGGTCGTATTAGAAATACAGTAAGCCCTAGTCGCACAGGAGAATTATATCTTGCAACGGGAACATCCGATACTCTTGCAGGATCAGGACAAGCTGCTCTTAAATCAGGAGATGTTGTAACGGGTTCTACTCAAGGTAGTTCTGGTCCAGTATATATAAATTCTGGTCAAGTAGCTGCAGGTTCTAGTGGTAATTCTGGTAATGTAAATATTGCAACTGGTTCAGTTTTTGGTACTGGATTTAGAGGTAATGTAAACATACAAGGAAGAGAAGTTTACATTTACGACACCGTTAATAATCAACCAAGAATTATTGCAAATCAGTATGGAGTAGATACTCGAAATAATTTAAAAGTTAGACCTGAAACACCTTACTCTGCTACTCAAAATTTTATGATGGCAGATATGCAAAGTGAGCAATATCCAAGTCTTTGGATTGGAGTAAATAATCCAGCTAATGCTTATGCTGCATGTGGACAATTTCACATTCTTGATGCATCTGGTGGAGGAATGTCCTTTACTGGATCTAGAGTAAAAGCCACGATTGATGGCACTTATACTGCTGGAGAAGTGTACTTAGAAACCATGTCTTTAGATGTTGGATCTTCTACTGCAGCAAATCTTCAAGTAAATTCTGGAAATCTTTTTGTAAAAAGTGGACCTGCTTGGATTAAAGGAACTGGAACATCTGCAAATTCTGGAAATGTAACTATAAATACTGGAGCAGCAGCAGGAACTGGAATTAGCGGAAATATTTATCTCACCACGGGATCTGCAGGTTCTTTTGTAAATAGAGGTTCTTTATATATTGATGCTAAAAATATTTATGCAGATGGTGGTAACTCTGTAATTCCAACAACTCTAAATGGCATTGTTCCAGCAGGAATATCTGATATAGACCTACTAGCTAGAACTGGAACAGTTTTCCATGTACCGTTAACTTCATCTACTAGCATTACTTTTTCTAATGGAATTCCGGGAAAAAGGTTTACAGTAGTAGCAAACAATACCACTGGAGGAGCATTAAGTATTACTTTTCCAGCAAGTGTAAGACAAAAAGCTGGAATGATGGTAACTACTGTCAATGCTAATAGAGCTAATATATATGAATTTGTAAATAGTAGCAATCAATTTTATCTTATAAACTGCATAACCGATATAGTATAATAGTATAAGGAGAGTATCGTGGATACAAAAGCCAAAGTTAATCAACTCGTAGCTCAAACAGGAGTTGTAAGCGTCATTAATATTGATGGAGAAAATATTCTTCGAGTAGTCGTAGAAGATGCTGGTCCATCAAATATATTACAAGTTAGTGCCAGATTAATAGGACAAGATGACTTTGTTCTTTTAAAAGAAATAACTGGACTTGCTAATGAAAAAATTAACATTTCTTCTTACGAAGAAGTTAAATTAGAATGCACTGTATTAGATGCACTTGATGTAGCCATAAAGGTAATTGCTTCGTCTTTTAATGAAGCCAGTGGGTCTGCTATTCAGATAGATGTTCCTGCTGGCGATCAACTGACTGACATTGAAACTTTATCTCTTATTTCTAGCGATAACTCCATTACAATTACTGGAGACAACGCTACAAAAACAATTAATTTGCAATCAACTGGAGCTGGATCTATTCCAGATGCAAGCTCATCTACAAAGGGCATACTAAAACTTACGGGAGATTTAGGAGGAACAGCAGATTCTCCTACAGTTCCGGGATTAGCCTCTAAATATGACGCTAGTAACCCTGCTGGGTATATTACTCTAGCAGAAGTCCCTTCAGTAAATGATGCTACTGCGTCTACTAAAGGAATAGTTAAATTAATAGGAGACTTGTCAGGTACAGCAGATTCTCCAACCGTACCAGCTTTAATAAATAAGGTTAATAAATCTGGAGATACAATGTCAGGTACATTGAATATGGGGCAAAACGCTCCTCTTTCAATTGTACTTCAAGATTTTTATCCAGACCCTTTAGTTCCCGGAACATTCGTCCCTATTTTTCTTTCTGTTAATGGAAGCGAAAATGTAGGAGGAGGTGTTTCAAGTGATCTTTTTACGGGAGTAGTATCAAAACAAATGCAAGCTCTAGTTTTAACTGGAGGGTTAGATTATTTAGGAACAATATACACATACGACTCTATTGCTGGAATTATAACTTTTGATTCAAGTACAACTTCTGTTGATTTTAAAATAAACGAGATACCTCAAACAATATCTGGGGGATTAAGTCTTAACTCTATAAAATTTGTTGAAAATGGAAATGATCCTAAAGATGCAGTAAATAAATCACAACTTGATTTGAAATATGATGCTTCAAATCCTGCCGGATACATCACTCTAGCAGAAGTTCCCACATCTGCCGTTACTTCGGTAAACACAAAAGTCGGAGATGTGGTACTAGATAAATCAGACATTGGATTGTCAAATGTAGACAATACTAGTGATGCTGATAAGCCTATAAGCACTGCAACATCCTCTGCTCTTTCTGGAAAACAGGACTCTTTAGGATTTACTCCAGAAGATGTTGTTAATAAAAGTACAGATGTTTTGTTAGGTGTGTCAGACGTTCTTTATCCAACACAAAAAGCTGTGAAAACATACGTCGATGCTACAGTTTCTGCAGGTGCTCCAGATGCTAGTACTACTGTAAAAGGATTAGTTAAACTAGCTGGAGATTTAGGAGGTACAGCAGATTCTCCTACAGTTCCATCTTTGTCAAATAAAGTAGAAAGTGCATTAAACTTAGGTTCTGGACAAGGTATTTATGATAGTAAAGACCAACAAACTTTACAATTTAAATCCCTAGTAGCTGGATCAAATGTTAGTTTGTCATCTGATGCAAATACTATAACCATTAATTCTACAGGAGGAGGAACGGCTCCAGTTACTTCGGTAAACACAAAAGTTGGAGACGTTGTACTTGATAAAACAGATATTGGTCTTTCTAATGTAGACAATACTAGCGATGCTGATAAACCTATATCCACTGCTACAGCCACTGCTTTATCTGGAAAAGCTAACACTGTTCACACACATGTTGCAACTGATGTAACTGATTTTAGCGAAGCCGTTGATGATAGAGTTAATTCTCTTTTAGTAGCTGGTTCAAACATTACATTAACTTATAATGATTTAGCTAATACTTTAACAATTGATGCGGCAGGAGCCCCTGCTTCAACATCTGCAGAGAGATTGATCACAACTGCATTTAATGCTACTGGATCTGTTGTTCCAAAAATGACTGCTATATACTTGAGCGGAGTACAAGGAGACAGACCAAGAATTGCATTAGCTCAAGCAAATTCAGAAATGACTTCTAGTAAAACATACGGTCTTGTGCAAACAGATATTGCAAACATGACCGATGGTATTATTGTAGAACAAGGAAGATTAGAAAATTTAAATACAGATATTGTTGGATGGGCAGAAGGAGATCCTTTATGGCTTAGTCCTACAGTCGCTGGGGGAATTACAAATGTAAAACCTTCCGCTCCAAATCATGCAGTGTTTATTGGATACTTAATTAGAAAGCATCAAAATGTGGGGGTAATTCAAGTAAGTATACAAAATGGATACGAATTACAAGAACTACACAATGTGTCAATAAATGGCATTGCGGATGCTCAAGTTATTGCTTATGAAAATTCCACATCACTTTGGAAAAATAAAACTTTAACAAAATCAGATGTTGGTCTTTCTAATGTAGATAACACTTCTGATTTAAATAAACCAATATCTACAGCCACTTCTACTGCACTTTCTGGAAAACAGGATACTCTTGTATCTGGAACAAACATTAAAACTATTAATGGGAATTCTGTCTTAGGATCTGGAGACTTAGTAATTGGAGGAGGTGGATCTTCTTTAATTATAAAAGATGAAGGAACTCAAATAACGGCAGCAGTAGCTTCTATTAACTTCACAGGAAGTAGTGTAACTGCTAGTTCTGATGTTAATGGAAATGTAACTGTTGATATTCAAGGAGGGGCTGGAGGAGCTGTTTCATCTGTAAATGGTCAAGTTGGAGACGTAATACTATCCACATCTTGGGGAGATATTGGCGGAACTCTAGCACTCCAAACAGATCTTCAATCAGCTTTAGACGCTAAGCAAAATTCTTTAGGATTTACTGCTGAGAATATTTCTAACAAAAGTACTGACACTGGTTTAGGTACATCAGATACTCTATATCCTACTCAAAAAGCTGTTAAAACTTATGTAGATGCTACTGTAGCTGCTGGAGTGGGAGTTACTTCCGTAAATGGTCAAACAGGGACTGTTGTATTAAATCTAGCTGCTGGAGTTACTTCTGTAAATGATCAAACAGGGACTGTTGTATTAAGTAAAACAGATTTAGGACTTTCTAATGTAGATAATACGAGCGATGCAGATAAACCTATTTCGACAGCTACTTCTACTGCATTGTCTAATAAAGTCAGTAAATCTGGCGATACCATGACAGGAACTCTGGAAATAACTCCAAGTTCAGGAAATGCCGCAACATTAAATGGAACAACCCTTATTGATGGTTTACAAATAGGACATCCATACGGAGCTGGATTTATATTTGTCCAACCTCCAGTTACAAATTCAGAAGATTTATATGTAGCATCTGCAGATAAAGTATCAACTCCAACAGTTGCTTCTAAAGCTGTAGCTATTCAAACAGGGTTTACATCTCAAGCAAATACTGGACAAATAGTTATTACAACTGGAACACCAAATACTTCTGGAAATAGTGGTCCAACTAGGGTGTATAGTGGAAACGCAAATGGTGGCTCCTCTGGATATATTGATATCATTTCAGGTACGGCACTAAACGGGACAGGTGGGATATTTGTTGCATCTGGTATTGCCATATCTACTTCAACAGCCGCCACCACTGGACAAGTTATTGTTTTATCAGGACGTAATGATTCCACAACTGGAGGGAATACTGGAGGTACAATCTTTGGATCTGGTAGAATTTTAAATGCAAGTTCTTCTGGCTCTACTGGTAGCACCAGACTACAAACGGGTAACGTACCGGGTTCTGGAAATTCTGGTTCAATTGATATTGAGACAGGAACAGTAACAAGTGGAACTAGAGGAGATATTAGACTAAGAGCAAATAATACGTACATAAGCACTACAAGTAATTTTGGAATGCTAACTGTTAATGATTTCGGATTAAATTGTATTAGAGGTATTAATATCAGAAATAGTTCCAGCACCGAACAGATCTTTCTGTCTACTTTAGGATCTGGATATCCTGAAATAGTTGTAAACGTAACCAATAATCTTGGGAATTTTGCAATGGTAAAAGCTGGTACTTCTAAAGGTGCTAGTTCTGGGGGAATTGGATTTCAAGGATCGGCAGTTGAAGGTACAGTGGATGGAACTTTTACAGCAGGAGATGTTTTTTTAGAATCACAATCAAATTCAAACTATAATGATCCGGCAAGTAACTTACAAATAAGTTCTGGGAGTGTTTTTGTCAAAACAAGAGACGCATTTATAAAAGGAACAGGAACTGCGGCTAATAGTGGTAATATTTTTATCCAAACTGGAAACGCAGCAGGAACTGGAACAAGAGGATCAGTAACTATACAAGCTCCAGAACTTAATATGGATAATAATAAAATCACTAGAACATCTGAATTTTATTTTGGAGATCCTAATACAGATGGAACTTACAGAATTCGTCCTAGTGGATCTAATTTAGTTACAGAAAGAAGAGAAAGTGGGATTTGGGTAGTTAAACAAACAATAACTCCGTAAGGATAACCAATGCCAGCAAAAAGTAAAGCACAGTTTAGATTTATGAAAGCAGCCGAGACAAATCCAGAATTTGCTAAAAAAGTAGGGATTGAACCAAAAGTAGCGGCTGAATACACGAAATCTAATAAAGGTAAAAAAAGATATGCTAAACTTAAAGAAAAATTAGGATGTAATTGTAAGGAGTGATTATGGCAGATGTTATACAAAGAGGACTAGAATTAAAAAGAAAAATGGAAGAAGAAAAAAAGCGGAAAGAATTAGAAAAAAATCAACCCGGTTTTTTTTCTAGATTAAGAAGCACTCTTTCTTCTAGTGGACCACAAGATCCTGCTATGAGAGGAGCACAGAGAACTTCCGAGGAACTTAGAAAGAAGGAAGAAGAGGCTAGAAGAAAAAGAGGAATTATTAAATAAATATGAATACTCCTTCTGATTCTAAGTTATATGCAAGAGTGAAAGTCGAGGCTAAAAAAAAGTTTCGAGTATTTCCTTCTGCTTACGCTTCTGCTTGGATAGTAAAAGAATACAAAAAGCGTGGCGGCAAATACAGATGAAAGGGCTTAAAAGATGGTTTGCTGAAAAATGGACTGATCAAAAAGGAAACGAGTGCGGTTCTGGTAAGTTAAAAACCGTTCCAAAATGTAGACCTTCTAAAAAAATTACAGCAGACACTCCTAAAACTTGGAAAGAACTGAGTCCTTCTCAAAAAAAAAGAGCCGTGGCTGATAAAAACAAAGCTACTAGAGAAGGCAGACAATACGGAAAACTTAGATTTAAAAAATTAAGAAGTAGGCTAACGTGAAATTTAAAAAATTAAGAGATACATTATCCTGCAATTCTCCAAGATCTTCCACTCGTCCCGGTAAAAAAAAGATGGTGAAAGCTTGTGAAAATGGTCAAGAAAAAATTGTACACTACGGAGCTGATGGATATAAGCACAACTACTCTAAGGAAGCTAAAAAATCATTTCGAGCAAGACATTCTTGTGATGAAAAGAAAAGTAAATTAAGTGCTCAATATTGGGCATGTCGAGATCTTTGGGGTAGAAGTAAAAAAATAGGCGAAAAATAAGATGGATAAAATTAAAATATTGATTTCTAAACTACAAAAAGAAGGAATTCCTCTGATATTCGTCAGAGATCCAATTCGCAAACTTCCTAGCGTTTCTCTTACTTTACTATTAATTTCATTTATAGTAAGTTTATTTTCTTTAATAAATAAATTTGCTAAAATAGTAGAAGGTGTGGATGTTGACAATAGCTTGGAATTATTGATTATTTGTGCTTCTTTGTATTTTGGGAGATCGCTATCTAGCAAAATGAGGAAGTAGTGTCCGATAAAAGCAAAACTTCACTAGACTATACAAATGCAATTACCTCTGCTCACGATGAAGCAGAGCAGGCTTTTAATGTTATTAATGTTAACAGCTTTCTTCCTGCTAACTTTGGTAAATTCGAAATGTCCTACATTGATGGACCAAATGGTTGCAAATTAATAAGTCAAGTTGACTACTACTCTAAAGGATGCTATGAAAAAACACGGTTTATATTTAATGCCGATTCAGTTGGTACAGCTCATAAAACAACTATAAATTTAAATAATAAAACCCCAGCTTCTTTGGCTGGAAAAGGTTTTGTAGTATACGATGAAATTGGAGCTGTTTTAGTATGGTTTAATGTTGATTTTAATAATACTCCACCTTCTGTACCGGGGGTTTACAGAGATATCGCAATAAACTTACTATCAAGTCACAGTACGTCTTTGATGGCTCAAAAAATAGCCCTAGCTATATCTATGGATTCTAATTTTTTAGCAGTATATTCAATGACTTATGTTATAATTTCAAGCTCTACAGTAGGAATAAAAACTAATTCCTACGATTTTAATTCAGGAATATACACTAAAAATACTAGCGGAAAAGACTCTAATAATTTAAATAGTAAGTATTTTTTAATAAATTCAGCAAATGACGTAGATAAATATTATGTGTGGTATAATGTAAATGGTGCAGGAGTTGATCCTTTAGTAGCTGGGAAAGTTGGACTAATGGTAGCAATTTCAACAGGTTCTAGTGGGAATTCTATAGCACAGGCGACAAAAGTAGTTTTAGATGCCACTAATAAATTTATAACAAATATAAATGGAGACTCCTTGTATGTTCGTAATAAGACTATAGGGGTTACAACGTCTGCTTCCTCCGGAACCTCTGATGTTTTTATATTAGTAGAGAACGAGGGATTAGACAGAGAGCACTTAGCTACTGTAGTTATAGGTTACGATTCCAATAACACTATAGTTTCAGTAGAAAAGGTTTAGTATGTGTTGTGCAAATATAAAATTGGTTTTTAATCCTTTAACTGGAGAATTTCAATTTGTAAAAGTAACACCACAAGCTTATGGATCTGCTATAATAGATTTTAATCAATCTCAAGTAAACGACCTTGATATTGATGCGGGATTAAGAGAAAACACTGGATCTTTATTAGATTGGGGTGACAGACTTGTAGTTTTTGAGGTGGCTTAGTGGCAATTTTAAAAGTACCCCGTATAGCAACAGCATTGCGAGAAAACTTATTATTAGAAGAAGCGGAAATAGTTTTTGACACTGATTTAAAAAAGTTTTTCGGAGGAGATGGAGTTACACTAGGAGGAATTGAATTTTTTACTCCAACTCTAATTCTAACTGAAAATGGACATGCACTTATTACGGAAGATAACAACATTCTAGAACCCGAATAAAGAGAGAAATATGGCAAATAAAAAAATTACAGAACTTATTGAATTAACAACAGCTACAGAAAATGATGTTCTTCCTATAGTTGATTTAGCAGTTCCTGAAACTAAAAAAATAAAAGTCAGTGGATTAAAAAATTCGTTAAATCTTACCAGATCAGATGTCGGTTTATCTAATGTAGATAATACATCTGATGTAAATAAACCTATTTCAAATGCAACTCAAACTGCTCTAGATCTAAAAGCAGACGATGCTGATTTACAATCTCACATAACAGATTTAGCAAATCCACACCAAGTTACAAAATCACAAGTAGGTTTATCTGAAGTAGATAATACTAGCGATGCCAATAAACCCATTAGTATAGCAACTCAAGATGCTTTAAACTTAAAAGCCAACTCTGCAGACGTATACACTAAAGGAGAGTCAGATCTTAATTTTGAGCCAAAAAATTCAAATATTCAATCGCATATTAGCGACACTTCAAATCCTCACAGTGTTACTAAAGCTCAAGTAGGATTATCTTCAGTTCCAAATGTAGATGCTACATTACGTTCTAATCATACTGGAACTCAATTAGCTTCTACCATTAGCGATTTTGAGTCTGCGGCTCAATCTGCAGTAATTTCTCAATCTATTGTAAATAACGACACAACTCATGCTCCAAGCGTTGATGCAGTTCATGATGCTTTAGCTTCTGAAGAAGCGGCTAGAATATCTATTGGAAACAGAGTTACAGATATAGAAAATGATTATGGAGTCGCAGGAGGTCTGGCTACTTTAGATATTTCTGGAAAAATTCCTAATAGTATGTTACCCGGAAATGTTCTTGAATATAAAGGAACTTGGGATGCGTCTACTAACACTCCAACCTTACAAAATGGACCATCAAATCCTACTACAGATGCTGGACATATTTATCGTGTTTCTGCAGCAGGTACGGTAAATTTTGGAGCTGGAGATATTGTATTCTATGCTGGAGATGATGTTATTCTATCTGAATCTCTTGAATGGCAGAGATCTCCGGGTGGAAGCTTAGTTGTTTCCGTAAATGGATTCCAAGGAGACATAGTTCTCACTTCTGAAGACATATCTCTAACTTCATCTGTGGCTTCTGCAACAAACGTACAGAGTGCATTAGAAAATATTTACACTTCTGTATCTTCAACAATGACAAATCACGTTGAAGCTTTAGATCCGCATCCTCAATATGAAACTTCTACTGAAGTTCAGGCTAAAGTAGATGCACATGCAAATTTAACTAATAATCCCCACAGCGTTACAAAAGCTCAAGTTGGTTTAGGGGATGTAGATAATATATCCGCAGCTAGTCTTAGAGATCGTTCAACTCATACTGGTACACAGCTTGCTTCTACAATTTCAGACTTTACAACTGCAGTTCAATCAGTAACTATTGATGCTGCTAAAATTGATGGCGGAGTTGTATCTAATGCAGAGTTTGCTACGCTTGAGGGAATTAATACTGCAACAACAATTCAGCAACAAATTAATGAAAAACAAGATACAATTACGGGGGCGGCATCTTCTGTTGTATCTATTGATTTAACTCCTTCTAGCGTCGTAACATCTGATTCAAGTGGAAAAATTACTAACTCAAGCGTTACAACAACTACTTTGGGTTATCTTGATGCCACTTCATCTATTCAAACTCAACTAAATGAAAAAGAACCTACAATCACTGCAGGTACAGCTTCTCAATATTACAGAGGCGATAAAACTTTTCAAACATTAGATAAGACTGCAGTTGGGTTATCTGACGTGGATAATGTTAGTGCTGCCGATCTTAGAACTCGTTCTACTCATACAGGGAATGAATCTAGTTTAACTTTTGATGAAATTTCCCAACCGTCTGCTCCTGCTTCCGGTGCAACACTTTACTCTGAGTCTTTTGGCGGTAGACAGATGATGGGACAAATTAACAAAGATGGAAGAGCATATCCTTTCCAACCACACATCGGTCAATCTAACATATCTTTATGGCTTCCAAACGCTAACGCTAACACTTCTACTGTTATTGGACAAATAGCTCCAACTGCTACTGGAACAGCTACAGCAAGAACTATAGCAACAACAAACTCGTTTACTTGGCAAAAAAGAATAGGATTTGTTTCTGCTGCTGCAATAAGCTCATCCTCTGGTCTAAGATCAGCAGTTTTACAGGTAGGTCTTAGCAATATTTCAAATGCTGGCGGATTCTTTTTTCAAACAAGGTTTGGAATTAGTGATGCGGCTTTAGTTCCCACTGCTCGTACTTTTGTAGGTTTGACTTCTTCAACATTAACTCTTCCCTCCGCTGGTGAGCCTAGTATACTTACAAATATTATCGGCATGGGTCATGATTCTACTGATGCTAACTTTCAAATAATGTTTAATGACGGGGCTGGGGTAGCAACAAAAATTGATCTAGGGACAGATTTCACAAAATCACCAACCGTAGCAACTGATATGTATCATCTTATTTTGTATGCAGCTCCTAACTCCACAACAGTTTTTTACGAAGTTAGAAATATACGACTGGGAGTAGCTTCTTCTGGATCAATTAATACAAACATACCAGCAGTGAACCAATTGTTGACATGGCAATTATGGAGAAATACTGGTAGTACTGCAGCGGCTGTAGGTATTGATATTTCTTCAGTTTATTTAGAAACAGAATATTAATTATGGTTAATAAAAAAATAACGGAACTAACAGAATTAATAGCAGCAGGACAGAACGATGTTCTTGCTGTTGTTGATTTGGTAGCTGTCGAAACAAAAAAATAAAAATAAGTGTGATTCCATTACAAAGGGGAATATATGATGGAAGAATTTTTGAAACTATTGGCTAAAAAAGCCGAAGAACAAGGCGGTCCTAAAATGAACCGTCACATGGAAGCTAAGGCTGCTATGGCAAAAGAATTATCTGATATTTTGGGAGAAGATTTGGCAGATGGCTTGAAAAAAGTAACTGTAGCATCTGATTCTAAAGAAGGACTTAAAAAAGGTCTTGAAAAAGCAGAAGAAGTTCTAGAAGGTAAAATGGGCGAAGAATGTGAAGATGAGATGGAAGACGAAGAATCTGAAGATGAAATGGAAGATTCTAGTGAAATGTCTGACGTTGAGGATGAGATCGCTAAATTAGAAGCTCAAATTAAAGAATTAAAAAGTAAGAAAAAATAATGAGTGGCATAAAAGTAGGGTTAACCACTAGCGAAATGCTTAAATCAATTAAGCGTAGAGCATTGGTTCCTGATAACCAAAATACATTTACAGATCAAGACTTCATTGACTTAATGAATGAAGAGATGATGATTGGTCTTGTACCCTCTGTTTTGCAAACAAAAGAGGAGTATTTTATTTACAGAGAAATGACTCCTATTATTCCAAATAAATCTCATTATCCAATACCTGAAAGAGCTTTAGCTAATAAACTTAGAGAAATTTGTTTCATAGACACTATAACTGGTCCTATTCAAAATGAGTATGAAATGACTCAGATTGCAATTGATGATCGCTATACAGGTCTATATAGTGGAACTGGCTCTAATGATTTTACGGGATTTAGAAGATTCTATCTGATGGGAAGTGATATAGTACTTCACCCTACTGTTGGTCCTGCAGCTTATGGAGGACTTGCTTTTTATTATTATCTTCGTCCCAATACTTTAGTTAAAGACTCTGCGGTAGCTATTATTTCTAATATAAACAGAATAACTGGAGATATCACGCTACATTCAATACCTACAGGTTATGCAATTGCAATCCCCGGCACTAACAATGAATCTGTAAAGTATGATTTTATAAAATCAAAATCTCCTCACAATGTACTAAAAATTAACATAACAATAACTTCATTGAATTCTAGTGCAAAAGTAGTTAATGTTAATCCTTCTGATATACCTGTTGATTTAGAAATAGGTGACTATTTTGCTTTAGCAGGACAAAGTTGTATCCCTAATGTTCCAACAGAATTGCACTCCGTATTAGCTCAAAGAGTAGCTCAAAGAATTTTGGAAGCAATGGGAGACACTGAGGGATTAAATAATGCCACTAATAAAATTAACGAAATGGAAGCTAAGATGTCCTCTATGCTCGATAATAGAGTAGAGGGTGCTCCAAGAAAAGTAGTTAATAGAGCATTGATGACTGGAGTTGCTAGAAATAGAAGGAGGTAGCCGTGGCACAATCCATTAATCTAAAAGCCGTAGGTTTACAAACATTCTATCAAAGCTTAACAGAAATATCTCCCGGAGCACTTCTAAAAGCAAATAATACTGTTATAGATAGACAAGGCGTTATTTCTCCTAGAAGAGGAATAGCTATTTACAGCACTCCTGCTACAAGCTCTCCAATAAAACAATTACTAGAATATAAAGGAAGAATTATACGTCACGTTAATTCTACTTTATCTTATGATAATGGATTTGGAACTTTTGCAAATTTTGCAGGAAATTATTATGAAGCATCTTCTGGATATAGATTAAAACATGCAGAAGCTAAAAGCAATTTATACATTACTACTTTAAATGGAGTTAAAAAAATATCCGCAACCTCGGCTTCTGATTTTTCAATTGCAAATGTTATTCAAGATGCAGGAGGTCCAAAAGCTATTGCCGGAACTTTAGAATTAGTTGGTACTTCTGGGTTTTTTAAAAAAGGAAATACCGTTGCTTATAGAATTTTATGGTTATATACAGACAGAAATCAAAATTTAATATTAGGTGCTCCATCTACTCCAATGGTAATTTCTAATAATTCTGATGGAGATAGGAATGTACAATTAAAGTTTCAAATTCCATACACAGTAGATACTACAGAATACAAGTACAGAATTTATAGATCTGAAATGTCTACTTTTGGAACTCCATCTGATGAAGTATATCAAGTATATGAATCATCTGTTACTGCAGCTCAACTTTTAACTAAAGAAGTTATAGTGGTAGATTCTTTGTCAGAAGATTTGAGATTAGCAGGAATTCCATTATATACGAATCAATATAGCGGAGAAGGTGCTCTTAAAGCAAATGAGCCACCTCCTGCGGCTAAAGACATTGCTTTGTTTAAAGGGCACATGTTCTATGGTAATACTAGAACTAGGCACAGAGCTATATTTACTTTACTCGACATGGACGGAATTACAGCAGGAACAAGCACTCTTGTTGTTAACGGAATTACTTATACTTTTGATACAATAGAAGATGCTGTTTCCAAAAAAATAAAAATAGGAACTATAGAAGAAACTGCAAAATCTTTTGTAAGAATTGTAAACGCTGATGCAAATGAAACAGTATCTGCTTACTACCTATCCGTGTATGGAGAAGCTCCGGGTAAAATTTTATTGGAAAAGAAAACCTTAGAAGATGATGATTTTTACATAGGAACTACAGATGCTTCTATTGTTTTAAATTTCAGTCCTGAACTTGGAACCGGATCGACTATAACAACAAAATTAACCAGCACCACTGAAAAATTTGGAAACAGATTATACTATTCAAAATACCAAGAATTAGAAGCTGTTCCATTGCTTAACTACATTGATATCGGCAGTAGAGATCAACAAATAGAAAGAATAATTGCACTAAGGGAATCTCTATTTATTTTAAAAAATGATGGAGTATTTAGATTAGCTGGAGATCCGGGAGCAAATCCTACATGGGATGTTGGAGTTTTTGATAATACTTCTATCATAAAATCTCCAGATACTGCAGTGACTTTAGGAAATCAGTGTTATTACTTTGGAAACCAAGGAGTAATGAAGTTAAACGAATCTTCTATAGAATCAGTATCTCAACCAATTCAAGATAAATTACTGCCATTTTTAGCTACTTCTCCAGCAATTTCTACAGTTTCTTTTTGCGTAGCTTATGAGTCAGATAAAGCATTATTATTTTGGACAGTGGCTAAAAAATCAGACACCATAGCAACAGTATGTTACAGATATAATACAATGACTCAAGCATGGACTGAGTGGAAAATTTCTAAAACATGCGGAGCTTTAAATCAACATCAAGATAGGTTATATTTTGGATCTTCTGATAATTATGTAGAAGCTGAAAGAAAAAACTTTGATAGATTTGATTTCGCTGATCGAGAATTAATAACAGAACTATCTCAAAATAAATTAAATGGAAATATCATAATTTTACCAATTTTCCAATCTTTAAAAGTTGGAGATGTTGTATTGCAAGAGCAGTATCTAACAATTACAGAAATTAACTCTACTTTAAAACATTTAGATTTGGATGGAAAGTTGAAAGTTAGAGGATTTTACGATGCTCTTAAGATTTCTATTGGAGATAATTTAAATTCAACTCTAATAGGATTACGAGATAGATTAAGACAGGCAGACCCTTCTTCTGATTGGTCTGGTCCGGACAGTCATGGAAATACTGATTACGAATATACTACGTCTTCCGATTTTCAAAATATTCAAGTTCAGTATAACAAAATGATTGATAGATTAAATGAATCCCCTAATAGTTTTTTAAGAAATTATAATCGTTCTGAAGGTGTTAAGAAGTATGAATCTTACATAACTAATTTAAATAACATAAATTTTGAAATAACTTTACACGTACCACCTGCTTTTGTTCAGGGTAAATTGTTAATTTATAAAGGAATCGTTACAGAAATAGAGTACGCTCCTCAACACGATGGAGATCCAGCGTCTTATAAACAATTTTCAACAGCCACTTTTATGTTTGAAAGAAGATCTTTTTCTACCGTGGATGTAGGGTATAATAGTGATATCAGTGATAACTTTGAAGAAATCACTATAAAAAATACATCTGCTGGAACTTTTGGAGGAATGTCATGGGGAGACGGAACTATTTGGGGAGGTCAAGGAGATCAATCCCAAGTTCGTACTTACGTTCCTTTAAGAAAGCAGAGATGTAGATTTTTAGGATGTAAATTAATACATAAAGTTGCATTAGAATCTTTTCAACTATATGGATTGACATTATCTTTAAGAAGATATATGATACCAGATAGAGATTATAAGTAATGAAATTACAATCAGTTAGGATAAAAACCAATGATTTCCCAGAGGAGCAGAAGCAATTAGCTGATACTCTAGGTGGAATATTGAATCCTTTTATTGATAAACTTGTAATTGGATTTAATAAAAATTTTACTGTAGACGATAACTTACCTTTTGAATTTAAGATCTTAGACACTAAAGTAGATGAATCAGGAGTACCTCAGATAAATCAAAGACTTCTCACTAATTTAAAAAATTTAAAAGGTTATATTTGTATTAATATAGTTCTATTAGATGCTGGTCAGTCAGGATTAGGAGAATTTCTAGCTGCGGAGGACGGTGACACCTTAATTACTGAAAATGGAGATAACATAGGACTAGACAGCTCTGGATTATTTCCTATAGCAGCACCATTTCTAACTACTGAAACCATTGGTTCTACTTCGTACATACGTCATATCGCAGGGTTAAAACCGGGCGTAAACTATAGATTAATTTTATTAGCTATTAGTTAATAATAACAAATATTTAATAGAGATATGTTGGAGATAGTATGAAACTCTGGGAAAAATACATAGAAGAAAGAGAGGGAGCTAAAATCATATATAACGATTTTAGTTTCGTAACATATCGACAATTAAACGAAACCGAAATTATGATCATAGATGTTTTTGTAGAGAAAGAGCATAGAAAATCTGGAGCTACAAAAAAACTATGGGATGAACTAATCGAAAAAACTAAACCAAAAGTAACATACGGATGTACTGATAGAGAAGCTCTTAATTGGGAGTCATCTCATAAGTTTATGTTAGCCTTAGGTTTTATTCCTTATACTGAAGAGGGTGCTATGATTTTTTATTATAAGGAAATAGAGTAATTGTATGGACAATATTTTAGAAAAAATGTTTAAGCATTACTCAGAAGAAAAAGGATTTGGACCTAGAATTCATTACACTAATTTAGGATTTATAACATTCCACTTAAATAAAGAAGATAATGAGTGTTATATTGAAGATTTATATGTTATTCCAGAAATGAGAAATAAAGGATTTGCTGCTAGAAGTTTAGCAGATAAGGTTTGTTCTATTGCAAAAGAAAATGGAATAACTAGAATAACTGGATCAATCCACAAAGATGCTAATAATAAAGAATTATCTAGGTTAGCATTATCAAGTTACGGGATGGTCTTATTTAACGAATCCGAAGAAATGGAATTTTATTTTAAGGAAATATAGATATGGGTGGGAAAAAAAAGAAAGGTGGGTTTTTAGGATCTGTTGGAAAAGCCATCGGAGACGTTGGAAAAACAGTTACTAAAGCCGTAAAAGATGTTGGAACTGGTGTTTCAAAAGGTGTTGGGGATACTGTATCCCAAGTGGGAAGAACTGTTGGTAGTAAAGATATCGTAAAAGCTGGTTCTAATATAACAAGAGAATCTAAAAAAGGAATGGAACAATACGCTCCTCTATTGACACAATTAGCAGGGAATGCTTTAACTGGAGGAGCCTATGGAGCAGTTAGCTCTTTAGGAAATATGGCTTCTAGTGGTAAATTTGATTTAGGTCAAGCTGCTGGGGCAGTAGGTTCTTTAGCTGGTTTTAGTCCTACAATGATGCAAGCTTTACAAGGAGGCTCTGCATTAGCTAGGGGAGATTTAAAAGGAGCTGCGTTAGCTGGATTGGGTAGTTTGGGATCATCTGGGGCTATGAGCAGTTTTGCAGGTAGCAGTAATCCTTTTATGAGTGCCTTAGCAAACCCTAATGCTATGAGAATGGCAAGTTCTGCATTAACAGGAGATAAAAAAGGCTTAATATCAGGTTTAGCCGGAGGACTAGGATTTGGAGGAAATACTTCAAATTTGATAGGTTCCTTAGCTACAGGAGATAAAAAGGGAATAGGTCAAAGTCTAGGAGGAGCTTTAGGATTTGGAGAAGATTTTTCTAGAGCCTTAGGCGGAGCCGTAACAGGCAATAATAGAGATCTTGCAATGGGGTTAATAGGAGCTAGTGGATATATGGACCCAACCAGATTTAAAGCGATTGATGAACTTGCTGGCGGTAAGTTTTCAATGGATCGTCTTCAAAGAGCTACTCAGGGACTACTTCCAGATATGGGAATGGGAGGAGGATCGTCGGGAGCTGGAGGTGGAGGATCTGATTGGTTAAAGTCAATACAAAATTTAGGTGCTGGATTTAGCACTAGCGGATTATTGCCAAGTTTAGGAATGTCAGGTATGAAACTTCCAAACATTCCCGGCATTAAACTTCCAGATTTAGGAGCAGGAGGAAAAGGATCAGAAAATACTGCAATGTTAAAAGATCTTTTTGGATTTGGAGATGGTTTTCAAGCAGGTAGAGGTCCAGCCGGACAAGCAGATCAAGGTGGATTTTTTGATAGTATAGGAGATGGTTTTAATGACATTACTACTGGTATCGGTAACTTTGTGGGTAGAAATAGGGGATTAGTAGATACTGGAATAGGTGCAGCAGAAGCAGCATTAGCTTATGAGGCTGGACAAGAAGGATTTGGCAAAGCTAAAGGATACTCAAAAGAACAATTAGAAGAATTACAAGCATCTGATAAAAAGTTTGCAGAAATGACTTATGATCCTGAAAGATATAAACAGGAAAGAAAGTTTATAGCAGACAGAATTGCTGGCGGAGGAATAACTGCTGAAGAAAAGAAAATGCAGCAAGAAGGAGATATTCGAGCTGGTAGAGCTGCTGCAGGAGCTAGAGCTGCTGCTTTAGAGCAAATGGCTAGAATGGGACAAGGAGCTACTGGAGCAGGTTCTGCTTTGGCTTCTGCATTGGCTGGTGGACAATCTGTAATGGGAACTCAATCTGAAACTAACTTAGCAAGAGAAGCCTCTGCTAGTCAAAGACTAGAACAAGATATACAAAGAGGAACTAATTTATCTAGACAACAAACTCAAGAAGAAGCAGATTTAGCAAAAGCTCAATCTGGTACTAGATTAGAAACTCTAAAACAAGTTGGAGGAGTTCGTGGAGATCTTGCAAATATGGCTATGAATGAAGCTGTTGCAAAACAAAATTTAATATCATCTGGTGCAGATTTAGCTCGAACAGGCTTAAATATATATGAATCACCACTAGAAAGAGATAAAAGACGGGCTCAGGAAAAACTACAAGCTCAACAAGCAGGAAGAAAACCTGCTGCTGAACAACCCCCTGCAAACCAACCCCCTGCAAACCAACCCCCTGCAAACCAACCTCCTGCAAAACCACAAACATACACCTTACCTGCTGACATCCAAGGTCAAGTAGATAAAATGAATCAACCTAAACCTGCGGTTCAACCTAAACCAGCTCCTAGACCAGCGTTACCAAATCCTAATATGCCAACGCAAGGTCAGGTAAATCAAGCTATAAATAGAGGATCGTATACTATTCAAAAAGGCGATACTTTAGGTACTAGATATAAAGATTTAGGATATTCTAATTGGAAAGAAGCTTATGAAGCCAACAAAGATTTAATAGGTGACAATCCCAATTTAATAAAAACTGGACAAACTTTAAGACAAAAAAAAGATTTGAATAAACCAACAACGGCTCAAAGTTTTAATAACGCAAATACAAAAAAATAATATAGGAGAGTAGTCATGTTTGGTAATTTAGCTAATTCATTAAGCGGATTTTCAGGATCTTCTTCAAGATCCCGTAGTAGAACCACACCTGAAAATGCTAGACGAGCATCAGAAGCGTTTCGTTTAAGCGGTCCAAGAAGAGGAAAAAGACCTGTACAGCGACCTCCAAGCAATAACAGACCAGTTGAAGGAGGAAAACCTCCAGCACAGTTATTTGATAGAGAAGTTGAAATGGAAAAACTAAGCCCTAGGACTCCAGAACAAATAGCACAACAAGAAAGACGTGCGGCTCTTTCCCCAGAAGAAAGACGAGCTGAAATGGAATCTGCCAAAGGCTTAAATCCTTACGGTAGATCTACTACTGACAAGCCTAGACTTCAAACTTTAGGTCCGGGTTCTGGTGGAATGGCGAGTTTGGGAGAAAGGATGATAGGAGGAGCAAAACCTCCTAGAGGAAAAAACCCTATTAATAGACCGCCTCCGGGATCTTTGCAAGAAAGATTACAAAATGATAGAAGAAATCCTCCTCGCCCAGCACCTCCGGGAATGAAATGGGTTACGGGTCCAATGCATGGTAGAAGAGGTGCTGCAGATTGGCGACTTGTTCCTAGTGGATCAAAAGATCGTGATCCGTCTATGTCTGCAGGAGGGATCAATCCTTCACAACAAATGGGAGCAGCCGGAAATTCTCTAGGTAGCTTACAAACGACATTAGATCAGGTTATGGCAGGAGGTCAACAACAAATGATGCAACAACCATTTAATCAATTAAGAGGTATGTTAAATCAACCGCCAACTCCAACAAGAGATCAAATGCAACAACAGGCTAGTAATCCTGCTATGCCACAAATGGGGCAACAACCACCGCAACAACCTCAACAGCAACCTCAACAATCACAGCAGCCGAAACAGCCTCAACAGCAACAACCTCCAGTTCAACAACAGCAGCCGCAACAACCACCTAAACCTCAAATGGAAGCACCTGCTAAACAAGAAACTGATGAAGAAAAGAAACGTAGACTTGCAGGAACCTCTGCTAGTGCAATATAATATAAAAGGAGTAATTTATGTCAAATAATGAAGAAAACTCAGTAGAAATTAAAACAGAAGATACATCACCAGTTGCTCCTACGCCAGCTCCATCAGCACCATCTTCTGATTCTCCTTCTAGTGAAGTTTCAGAATCTGTAATTTCTGAGTTAGAAAGTAGAATTATAAAAGATAATGGAATTTTAATTGATAGAATGTAGGATGATTTATGGCTATTAACGTAAAAAAACCAATGTTACCTCCGGAGTTAATGGACCATGCTGCGAAGCTGTACCCAGATTTACAGTATGCTACTACTCCAGAGGTTCCGAATTTGTCAGAAATTGACACAAGTGATTCGGAAATGTACGATCCAAAACTAGATGGAGAAATACCATTGGTAGATGATGAGAATATTCCCGTTAATATGCAAGATATAAAAAGTCCACCATTAAACATTCCAGTAGATGAAGAAGAGGAAGCTATTCTTCAACAAGAGCTTCCAGATTACGAATCTATGTTCAAACAAGCAGAAGAACAAGCAGCTAAAGAACAAGCAGTTAGAGAGCAAGCAGTTAGAGAGCAAGCAGTTCAAGCCAATATTCCTGAACCTCAAATTACAGAAGATGCTCAACCTGAAGTTGATGATATACAAGAACAAATTCAAAGAAGTCCTCAGTCTGATATGGCTGATTTAATAAAAAAACGAAATCAAGAGAAAGATCGTTTAAGTTTAAGTAAGTCTGTAAAAAAAGTTGCTTCAGCTTTTGGAGGATTGGGACTAGGAAGACCTGTTAAAGCTGATTTGAGTGTTTATAAGGGATTAGAAGAAAGAATAGATAGACCTATAAAAGATCTTCAACTTAGAAATGAGCTTGAACAAGAACAAGCAAAGAATGATCCAAATAGTGCTTTGTCTGAGATGACAAGACAATCTTTAATAGATTTGAATCTAGATGTAAAAAACCTTCCTAATTTTAAAAATTTAACTTTTGCCCAAGTACAGAAATTATATCCAACATTAGCTCAAGCGTTATATACAAAATTATCTGCTAAAGCAAAAGTTGCAGAAGCTAGAATACAGTCTGAAGCTAAAAAGCAAGAAATTATTCAAAAAACTCAGAAAGAAAAACTAGATAGAGAACTTAAACAGCAAGAGCTTGATCAACGAAAAACAGAGAATGAACTTAATAGAAAGTTAAAACAAGAAGAAAATCAGTTAACTAGAGATTTGAAAAGAGAAATGTCTGGTATTAATCAAGACAAAAAACAATTTGACAGAGAAGTTCAAACTCACAAAGTAGTAGATTCTGCAGTTGAGAAGTTGAAAAAAAGCGATGCATATACTCTTTATAAGGGATCTAAAGAAGCTGATGCTCTTTTAGAAGCGGCTTTACAATCTGGAGCGGACGATTATAAAACTATGGCTGCAGCAGCATTTATGAGATATGCTAAAACTGCTCAAGGAGATCAATCAGTTGTTAGAAATGAAGATATGAAAGTTTTAGCTGGAGGAATGAATATTAGAGATATTCTTGGAAAAATTGAATCTAAATCGAAAGGTAGTGATTTAACCCCAGCAGAACTCCAAGCAATGCAAAGAGTTATGCGAAAAGTTCAAGAAATCAAAAAATCAGATATAACAAAAAGTTATGCTTCTCCTATAAGAAAAACTGCCGAAAAATTTAATTATGACTTGGGAGTTTATTCGGATGTTTTAGACGAATTTAATCAACCTAATACAATAACTTTAAAAACTAAAAAGAATCCGGGAGACACAGTAACTTTAAAAGACGGATCTCAGTATATTATTCAAAAAGATGGAGTAACCGGAGTTGAAAAATAATGGCAAGAATAATTAACGATGAAGATATTTTAGAGGTAACTCCCTCAGAAGTTTCTCCTGAAGAAATGGATTTAACTCAAGCAGTTGGAGATGAAGATCTATTACAAGAAACAGTAGCTCCAGTTGCAAAAAGTGCACCTAAAAGAAAGTTTGTTGCTGAAATGCCTGAAAAAAATCTCCTAGAAAAAGGAGCAGACTTACTGGAAAGCGGAATAAATGCAACAGAACAATTCTTTGACGAGAGTGTAGCTGGACCTCTAGAAGCTGCTACAAGAGGAGCTATTCAAGAAGCTGCTTTTGAAGGAGCTGATGAAGCAGAAGCTCAGATTAGAAGCAGACTTACTGGGAGAAGTGTAGAAGAATTGCTTCCAGAAATACAAGCTGAATACGAAGAAATGCAAAAAAAGTATCCCGGTTGGACACTTACAGGAGGACTTGTTGGAGGGGTAGCTCAAGGTGCTGCTTTAGCTCCACTAACTGCAGGAGTTGGTACTGCTGGATCTATTGCTAGATTAGCATCAAAAATACCAAAAGCCGCACAAATTATTAAAGGAGCCCAAGCAGTAGGAAAAACTGTTCCTACTTTAGCAAAAGTAGCTAAAGGAGGAGCAAAAATAGCCGGAGCTGCTACTAGAGGAGCTGCTGCTGGAGCTGTACAAGGAGCTGCCTATGAAGCAGGTAGAGTTAAAACTGATATAACTCCAGAGGATTTAGCTAGAGGTGCTAAATCTGGTGCTTTACTTGGAGGAACGCTGTCTGGTGCTGGAAAAACTGCTGGTACTTTGTATGATGCTGCGAAATCTTCTTTAGCTGAAACAATAGCAAGAGGAGAAACTAGCCAATTTGGAGATATAGTTCTAAAAGCAATTAAAGCTGGAAAGGAAGGTAGAGGTTTTGTTGCTCAAAAAGACACAGCTCGTCTTTTAGATGTTCCTTATGAAATAGCCAAGAATACTAGAACTTCTATGGTTAACACATTGGATGACCTTAGAAGAGTTAAAGATTTTATTATCGACAATACGGACGGAGAAATTAATTTAAAAGATCCGCTAAATGGTTTAAAAAAATCATTAATGCAAGAAGGATATCCAGTAGATAAAGCAAAAGATATTATCAATGTAGTTTCCGGAATTTTAAATAAAACAAAAAATGAAGCCGGAGAAAATATTGTATCTCTAGCCGAAGTTAATAAAGTAGCGAAAAGATTAGATGAGCTTAGATTTAGCGATCCTAATCTTCCAGTAGATATACAAGACAGTCTTAAGCAAACAAAAGATTTACTAGCTAACATGATAGATACTAGCATTGATGATGCTCAAGCTCTAAGAGTAGTGGCTAATGATCCTAAGATGCTAAATATTTATAGAAAGTTTGTAGCAGAAACTCCTCAAGATGAACTACAAAATATGCTAAAAAAGAAAATGGCAGTTTTTTTAGGAGAAGGAGTGAGCGAGAAGGATGTAAATAAACTAGTAGCCTCTGTGAATAAAGGTGTTCAGAATCTAAAAAGTAAAAACATAGATGTACAAAATCCTGAAAAATTACAGTTAGCTTTGATAAAAGCAGAAAAAGAAGCGAAACAAAATCTAGATACAATAATTCAATCTTCTTCTCCTATGTCAATATTAAACAGCAAAAGTAATAAAATTATGACAGCTTCTGAAATATTGGGGAATATACACCAAGGCAGAAGACCTGAGGATACTTTAAAAGACATTGAAACCCTATATAGAACTTTGCTCAATCAACCAAAAGATACTGTAGCTGGTAAGATTGCTAGAGAAAAATACGTACAGGCTATGCAGAATCTCGAACAAGCTTTGCCAGAAGTAAAAGCTCAATTAGAAAAAGATTTAAAACCTATCCTAGGGGATATTGAAGTATTTCGTTATATGCAAGGTGGTACAATCGAGCCTAACTTAAGAGAGAAAGGTATATCAAGAAAACTTACGGATCTTCCAGTTGAAATTCCAAACGTCATAGCACAAATTGGTGCGGCTGCAAAGAAAGGGGTAAAAGGTCCAATTCCATATCTACCTACTACTACTTTAGTAAGCCCAGATACTTCAGTACTAAGAACAATTAAAGATACCATGGATAATGATCCAGTCGTAGGAAATAGTCCAGTTATGAAGTATATGAGTAATTATCTTTCTCAAGCCATTGAGCAAAAAGATGAAATGAGAAGGATGGCTATTTTAAATACGCTAATGTCGTATGCTCCCTTTAGAAAATATATGGAAGAATTATCAGGAAACCAACCTAAATCTGAACAAAAAGAGTAGTTATGAGCGAGAAAGATAGACTTTCAAAAATAGAAGATAAATTAGATGCCATTACTGAAAAATTGCATCAAACTAATATTATTCTAGCTGAAAACACTCAATCTTTAATTTTGCATGAAAAGAGAACAGATTTAGCTGAAAAAAGAATAGAATTAATGCAGCAAAAATTTGAAGAAAAAGAAGATAATCTTTTGACAGAACTAGAATTAAAACTGAATCCTATACGAGATCATGTAAATTTAGTTAATCTTGTTTTTAAATATGTAATACCAACATTAGCCGCAACTTTACTTTTCCTTGTTAAATTGGGAATTGTTAAATTTTGAAATTAAAGATTTTCCATAGTTAGATTCAGCAAGTTTTTTATCTGCCTCAGTTTTGGGGTCTATACACTTATTATAATCCTCTATCATTTCACGTAATACATCTTCTTCAAGAAGTGAATACTCCCCATCGTAATCATCTAGTACCATATCGCTTAATTTGTTTATTGATTGTGTTAATTCATCTACGTCCGTAATACTATCCATAAAGTCTTGTATATTATCAGCTCGTAATGTTTGCCCTGTAGCGTTAGATATTGTCAATCCACATCTGTTTCTAGTATTGTTTCTAGTATAGCACTCCCTTCTTTCTTCTGCTGTTTTATGAAGATTTTGCTCACTATAATCTCCTGTTTCATCTTTTTTAAAAGCTCCACTAACATACTCACCCATAAACTGGTTCATATATTTTAATTCTTCGTCACTTAGTTTTTTTAAATAATCCATATCCAAAACTTCAAATCTAGTTTTGGCATTAAGTCTAGGATTTAGAGCTGGATATTTTTCTAAATCTCTTTTCTTTTTGGATTTGCCTTTGGTTTTTGACATAATCTCCTATTAGTTTCTCTACTATTATACTACATTTATTTTTATCTATTAGTAGGAAATTTTTATTTTTAGTATTTAATTTTATGAAGTCTATAAAAATATCAAGACTTATGGGATTAATTGACCAGTTTTTATAGTGGAAATAAAGATGGTTTGTTAGTATGGCATAATTGCCATCGAATATACAATGAGACTGTTGGTAATACCAAACATCGTGAAGATCTTCTGTTTCTTCTATATCTTTTTTAGCTAACTCTAAAAGCTCGTCATCTGTTAACGCCATAGGAGATCAATCCTGTTATTATAGCTCCAGACAAAAAGTAAATAGTATGCTTCCAAAATGTACTATTCTCATTACTTACTTCCCTATCTGCCATTTCTATAGTTTTTTCTTGATATAGGTTTAGACGCTTAGTTAAAATATCAATCTCTTTTTCATTAAGATCATTAAGTTCACTCAAAGTTTCTACCTTTTTTTCAGCTAATTGTATATCCATTCTAATAGTTTTTTCAAGTTCTTTTGTGAATAGAACTCCATCAAATGGCACAACCTCTCCCTTTTTAACTACTTTTACATCCTGAGCATGTGCCTGAGGATATAATAACATAAAACTAATAACTATACTTAATAAAATTATAAAGGATCTTTTCATTTATCCCTCTTTCTGTTTTTCCAAAACTCTTCCACATCTTCGTCTGATACAATTTCTTTTTTTGTATTAAGTGATGCTAGTTCTTTTTGAAGTTTTTGCTTTTCTTTTTTAATCTGATTTTGCTCTGATTCAAGCTTAGCATCAGCAATTTCTATATCTTTAATTTTATTTTTAGATCTTAGATTATTATTTATTTTGAGGAGAGCAAAGATTACTCCCCCCATAGCTATAAATATTCCTAAAACATATTCCATACTATAGCTCCATTCCTCTGATGTTTGTAAAGTATTCGTAAACTTTACTACTGTCTTGATCAGTATCTGGAATTGGTAAACTAGCTAATGGACATTTAGAAACTTTAACTTTAATTCTAAACATGAACATATTTACAATTTTAGGTACGTAAGCATTCAAAGCATTATCACATTTCAAAGTAACCACTTCATCAGCAAACCCATCCTCTACTGCATCAGATCCTACTGAATAATACTCATCTCGAATCAACTCCATGTAAGATTTTTTATCGTACTTACCTTTGGTTCTAGACACTACATGAGCATCCATTTTATTAACTAAATCAATAACGTGCTTTAGCCTATTAGATACTTGTTGAGGAATATCTCCCTCAAATCCACCACTAGCTCTATGAGACATTATTGTAGCAAAAGGAGTTACTAGTCTTCGTTCACTATGTTGTAGAATGTGAAACCCCATACTAGCAGCTAGGTTAGCCACTACAATCACAGGTCGTCTCAAGGTATTCATATACTCTATCAATTTTAATCCAGCCATTACACTACCTCCCGGAGTATTTAGTACTAGATAGATAGGATCTTTTGGATCTCCTTTTTGAGAAACTTCTGATAGTTCAAACATTAATTCTCCTATGGAATTTGCTGTAACTGGTCCGGATAGAGAAGCAGTATTATCTTCTGTTAGGAGTATTTCTTTAGAAAAAGCAGTATTAATCATTAGTAGTAACAGAATTAAAAACTTCATAGATCTCCTTAGGGAATTGTTTCCCTGTTATTTAAATTGGTAAACAGTTCTTTGTCATACCATTGTGGGGATAAATCGTAACATCTTACTGTTGGGTCTATATATGGATACATGATACTGTCTGGGCATGTTATGATGGAATAATTATAAGTATATTCCACATGCTCTCTTCTCAAAGCACAATGCCCCCATTCATGGTATAGGAGTAGTTTTCTAGATAGTGGATCTAGTCTATTCCACTTTGCTCTGGAAACTTTTATAGTGTTGAATTTAGGAAGACAGTAGGCTAAAACTCCTTCTGGAAGTTCATTAGTGAAAGTAGTACTCATATTTTTAAAATCAGGAACTACTTTATATTTATCGGCATCTTTTTTAAAATTTTCAAAAAATGGCAAAAACTCATCATCCATCAAAAGTGGTTCATTAGTTTTTATGTTAAATTGTAAAATAAAACAAACAATGGAGGATACTGTTAAAACCAGTATTATAAAGGTATCAATTATTTTTCCGAACAAATTATTCATCTTTATCCATCTTATCCTTGTAATATTTTAACACAGCTTTTTCTTTCATACAACGCCTTCTTTGTTCATTTTCTTTTTTAGTTTTTTCGTCATGGCAAGGTTTGCATATAGCTTGAAGTCCCGACTCTTCACAAAAAAGCCTAGATATAAGATCATCCCACGTAGTAAATCCTGTAACAGGAACCACAGGTTCTATGTGATCAACTTTCATTTCTTTTGATCCTACAACTTTGGAACAAAGAGAACATTGATACATGCCTCTAGCAATACGTGCCTTTTTTAATACGCTATTAGAAGGTTCCCAAAATCTAGAAAATCTACGTAATACCGAAATTAGAACAGTTCTAAATCTTTTATCAGTAGAGGATAGTATGGGTTCAGATTTTTTCTTCTTTCTCATTTTTTAATACCTTACGATGTTTGCAATCTCCACAAAGAAGTATTCTACCAACTGTAGGCACTGCTAAATCTTTTACATTAGTAGAACCACATTTTTCACATTTAGAACTTTTTTTAATCTGTTCAAGATTAGATCCTTTTTTAACTCCCTCTATAATTTTTTCAACCGAAACCTGATCTGTATTATTTTTAATGTAGATACTGGTTTTCTTAAAAGCTTCCTGCAAAGTAGCGATTTCTGATTTTAATCTTTGGTTATCGCTTTTAAGCCTTCTATTTGCTGCCTTAAGTTGTTTGATAATTTCTTCATTTTGCTCATGGTTATCTTCTTCTTTATCACGTTTTCTACCCATCTTTTGCCTTTAGCTTGAGTATTTAAAAATCACGCCCTCTGGAGTTATCATATTACCATCTATAAGTATATCACGAAAAAACATAATTTTTTCAATATTCGTAACGCTTACTATTTGAGGAGTTAAGGTTTTGTCAATTGGTATAATGTCCCAAAGCTCTGGTTTTTTAAACCCTTTGATTGTTTTTATGAACATTCTTTCTGGAATATAATAGGTCAATCCATTAGATAACCTACAAAATAAAGGATATCCTGAAGTTACTAGTACACTTTTGACGGGATAGTAGTATCCATCTTCGCACAGTACAAGATCCCCCACTTCTAAATTATCTACATTTTTAGTGTAGTTATTTTCTAGAATAACGTAAAAGCTCATGTTTTCTCATTTCATACCACATAGATATGCTAGATTGCAGATGACCTATACTAGAATCATTCATTGCTACTACATCATAATCAGAAGGAGATCCTAACTGGTTTTCGCTTATATGAGAACTTTTTGATTCATATCCCGGTCTATTAACGAGAATTAATATAGCTCCCATTTTCTTTAGAAAATCTCTCTCATTCTGAAATCTAGCATCAGTAATTACAATGTTATCTTCTGGCGAAAGTTCTTTTTTAATATACTCTAACCAAATGTCATCTTTAATATAAGTGCGAAATAAATCAGTGCCGATAGTTTGAAGAATGTCACGAATACTTGTAAGATTTTTACCATGAAAATTCTTACAAACTCCTCTGTATATTTCTTCATAGTCAAATTCAAATCCATCTCTTTGAACCCTCCGTAATAACTCATCAATGTTTTCTATACTTATTGTTACTTCTTTTTTGAAAGGATATTCTTTTTTACTAGGATCATCCATGTCAGCTCTTGGAATTTGAAAAACATCAGAACAAATATCTTTTAATTTGTCTGCCAACCCAATTCTCTTAAAGCCATGTCTTTTTATTAGTATTTCTGCAGCAGTATCTTTTCCAGCAAATTTAGTACCAGAGAAAGCAATAATCATTCTTCGTCCTCCCTTTCATAAAATGAACCGTTTTTTTCCTCTTCTTCTTCTGAAACATAGCCATCCTGAGCAAGTCTTGTCATAAAAATTCCCATTAAGATACATTCTAATTGTTTATGTCCCGGAGTGTGATCCCAATGTTCCAAATGAGCAAGCTCATGTGCTAAATACTGTAGAAGATCTATAGTACTATAGTCTATGATTTTATCACTAAGAGTTTCATGGTATGTTACATATAAAGTAATGCGAAATGATTTTTTATCAAAGTAAGTTATTAATCCGTGACAGTGTTGGAAGCGTTCTTTGTTTCCTGTCTTTGAGGAAATCTTTTTGAGTTGTTTAATTTTTGGGAGCAAATGAGAAACAGCATCAACATAGTCTCTCATCCACTCTAGTTTTTTTACTATAATCATTTTTTATAAACACGTAAAGCCGAGGCTACCTTTTCGTTTTTAATAAAATCTGCTAGTTGTAGGAACAGTTCTTCTAAAGATAATACATCGTATTTGTTATATGTTTCCATAGATTTCCATGCTTTTATATTACCTTTAATACATTCGTCCCACAACTTAAATCCCCTAAAATCTGAGTGATCTTGCTTCTTATATTTCTTATTTAACTTAGCTGTCATGTATGCTAGTTTGTGTGAAGTGAATCCGAACTTCTTAGCCATCTTATAAGTATCAATGGATTCAAAATGGCTTGGACATCCCATGCTATGTTCGATAAATCTAGCGTTTAGCTTTGGTAAATCAAACCTATCAGAGTTTTGACCGATGATTATATCAGCTTCGTCCATAAGTTTCCATAGTGGCTTCAACAATTCCTTGTCATTTGTCAAAGCACTTCCCTTTTTTTTGCGATTGTCCATGTAAATGACTTCCGATTCGGGTGCTCCAGCCCATTTTGCCGACCATGAAAGTACAGACCAATCCTCAATCAACATTTCTAGTGGAATATTCTGGTCAAACGTACCCCATACCCATGCCTTTAAAGGTTTTGTCTCAATATCTACATACAAAACCTTTGGGACATCTCTTTCTACGTCTTTTGTTAGCTTTTCAAGTTTCCTACGCATAGAGTATTCTGTGATATTTGTACCATACTTACGGTTGAATAAGCGAGTTATAGCTTTCCTACCCTTTCCTTTTTTATAATGAGATACAATAAAAGTAATTTGTCCTGTACTTAGTTCTTTCATAACACCTACTGAGTTAATTTGGTAGTTTTATTTGTAGACTCTCTTGCAAACATAAAGTAAAAAGCAATACTCATCATAACAACTCGTTCCAATGATTCTTTTTGTTCTAAATCTAAAAAAGGAATCTGTAATTCCTCTCTTACCATATCTACAGTACTATCGAACCATTCGTCATCTAAACTTATTACACCCAAAGAACGTCCTTTATTATCCATTATTATCCTTTAAGTAAACAGCTTTTTTATTTCCAGAAAACTTACTTAGTTTAGTGTCTCCGAATATTAGATTTCTAAAAGGTTTTTCTAAAAGTATCTCTACAAATGCACCTCTTTCAAAATCATCTACTCCAACCCTACACCCTATTACTATATCATAGTCTCCACTAAATTCAAATAAAGGATCTTTAGATTGGAATATCCAACTATCTCCATAACGAAATGCTGATTCTGATGTCTGAGATTTTATATGTAGATTGTATAACCCCCAACGAAGATCGGCATCAAAAGATTTTTCTTCTTTTTCATATATGCTCATGTCAGGGCAATTGCGTACTGATTTACCTCGTTGAAGATATATCATATAGACTCCCCATTCAGCGAGTTTACCTATAACTATATCTCTTTTTATTTTAGCTAAATCTGATTGTTTACGTCTTGAGTATTCATCTTTGTTAGTATGCACTACTTTTTCTGCAAATGCTTCACAGATAAGTAATATATCTGATCCAAGATAGTATTCATTTTTCATGGTCTAAATGATCCTGTTTCAGGATATCTTTGATGCTTTTCTTCTTCATCTTCTCCGAAATTTTTTTCATAAGTAATAGAACAAGAACATGAAATGCCAAGTAAAAACAAAGTAATAAAAGTTTTAAAGTTCATTATTCCTCCGGAATCCATTCACGTTTTTTTTCATAATCGAGGTTACTTACGTATTCTCTGACTTCATCTTTTCTTGACGCATGAACCTGCTTTACTAAGACATGGTCATCAACTTCTTTTTTAGTAAGAGGTCTTAACTTTGGCTCCATAAACATCTCTACTAATTCAAGAATTTTTTCTGCTGTTTGAGATGTGTTAGGTCCACAACTTTTTATTTTTTCTTCTATATTTTTAATCATTTGACTTCGTTTTGCAAACATATTACGCCTTAATATAATTTAAAAGAATTATCATAACTATTAGTATAATAATTTGTTTCATTCTTCATTCCAAATTTTATGAAATTCTTTAGTAATTTCATCTACTTTTTTTGGACCTAATACGTTCATGGCATGATGTACGTCATATTTATTAGCATAGTTATCTTGACTATGCCACATCATTTTATATTCTAGAAACTTTCTTAAAACTTCTTCTGCTTCTTTTTCACTCATCTTCCCATCCTTTTATAATAATAGTATCTTCATAAGGTATGGCTTCTATATCTCTCCTAATAACTGTTTTCTCATAAGTAGGTGCAATGATTCCAAGACTTTCTAGAAAACGTAAAACATCTTCTGCGTGAGCTTTTTCATTATAAGAATAATGTCCAGTGTTTCTTCTTGAAACCACTTCAGATAGCATTGATATAAATTCGCTCCGTTTCATTGTAAAATCCTTTCAACCACAGTGTAGTCCTCTCTTGTATATGATGTAAGTTCTTTATCCACATTTTGCATAAAGATGTCAAATTCATATTTACTAATTTTTTTCTGTAATTTTAAATTACTGTTAACTAAAAATATGATACACGCAGATGATGCTAATAGTAAAATTGCTTCTAGCATTAATGACCTTCCCTTAAATTTCTTGCTATTTCTGGTTTAGCTATAAGAGGCATGGCTAATTTATTAGTTTCCTCCATAGCATATTGTACAATAACTTTTCCATTCTCACAAAGCTCTTTTCTACAAGTTGTAACTAGCTGATCGTGAATCTGTAAACTAACCCAAGCATCTATTTTATTATCCATAAACTTCTTTGTCATGGCTATTGCAGCTCTATTTACAATAGAAGTGGCGGCAGATTGGATGGGAAAGTTCAAAGCATTGTTCAATAGATTATTGTATTCTTTACGAATCATCTTTAGTTCATCCATTGGAACATTAGTCTTAATCGAAATCTTTTTTAGATTTCTAAAGTCTAAAATACCATCCCCAAATTTTTCGTAAATTTCTTTAGCTCTAGGCAAGTGTCGCACTCTTCCAAACTTACTAGTAACCTTACCAGTGGTTTTGACTTCTCGAAGATACTTATCCATCTTAGCTTTCAATCCGGGGAAAGCTTTGAAATAGTTTTTGATAATCTCTGCCGCTTTATCTTCGTCGATGTCCAAACTCTTTGCTAACTTAAACTCTTTCATCCCATACCGAATACCAAGAGCATAAGCCTTGGCGTTCTGTCTTTTCTGTGGATATTTCTTTTTAAGAAAGTTATCAGCTTTCTTATCAGCAGATGCATCTTTGATATTTTCTGCCATGATAGCAACCACTGAATACATATCTAGGTTCTTTGTGAAGATGTCAATAAGAGCTTCATCTCCAGCATCATCAGCAAAACAACGAGGTTCTAGAGACTCATAGTCGTCATCAATAAACACATAGCCCGGAGGTGGGATAACAAGTTCTCGAATCGAATCGTTGTATTTCTTTACTAGTTCATGCTCTACACTATCTTCATCTTTAGGTCGAGGCAACTGTTGGAAGTCACTTGAGTATCTTCCAGAAGTAGTACCATGTTGTTTGAACGTGGGATAGTAAACTCCGTCTTCATGGTTCTCAAGAAATCTCTCATAGTAACTGCTTCTAATCTTATTAAGCTTATTGTACACTCGTAACTTCTCAGCCCAAGGATGATCCTTAGAAATGCTTTCAACGAAATCCTCATTGAACTGAGGAGATCCTTTAGCTGTCTTCGTTAGTGGCTCTACTCCCATAAAGTTGAATACTAAATCGGCAAGCTGTGTCTTGGATTGAATGTTGATAAGATATTCTGTTTCGTTTTCTTTTTTATAAAGAGCAACTCTAATATCATGAATGTCAAAAGAAGATAACCATACTGTATCATTACTAAGGAGAAAACCTTTCCATTTAGTTTCCGGCAAAGCTTGCACTGTTTTTTTATTTATAGAGAACTTTCCAGAATCTGAAATAGGAAGATCTAGATTAGCTCTACGACAAAGCTCTTGGGCAAAGGAACCTTTATTAGATACAGGGATCTCATTTAGTTTAGATTCAATGTATGCTGACCAAGCCGGATGAGTGTATAAAGATTCTACCACTTCCTGTTCATACTTTACAATATCTTCTGTAATGTTATTATAAAGTTCTGTGAGTCGAGCTAGATCAATATGAACCCCTCTATGCTCCATGCGTATAGTAACATACTTCTGCAGCGGCATTACTTCCTGATTATAGAAGAAATCATGTAGTCCTTCTTGAATCAATCTCTGTTCGTTGTGGAGAAATAGACGAAGAGTTAAGTCAACGTCAGCACAAGCATACTTGGATATAATAGCAAGGTCGCCTTTATATATATCTTTCTGAGCGTTGATCCACTTACCTCCATTAGCTATCACAGATTCTTTTAGTTCAAGCTGTTCCTGATTGGCAAAGTCTTGCGAGTCTAGTCCTAGTTCTTTTGCTTTGATAGTACAAACTTCTTTCAAAGCAAACGGTCCTTCCTCATTGAGAGTATGCTCCATCAATTGAGTATCTGCATGGAGACTAGTCAGTAGGTTTACTTTAAAAAAGTTCGCAGTAATCCTAACATCAAAGGAAGCATTGTGCATTATCAGTTTCTTGGTTTTTAAAATATCCAATAGCTGACGTTGCTTAATAGTATTGAAGGTTGGATGATCTTCAAGCTCTTGAGTTTTATTGTTCCATTGATACAGCGGAAGATAGTAGCCTAGTTTTACTGATCCTGTAAAAGAGAACCCAATCACTTCTTCTTTGCGAACATTTAGTCCAGTAGTCTCGGTATCATAAGCCACATACTCTACACTATTGAGATGGTCTACTGCTTCTTGAAACTTCTCATCGGTATCAATAAGTACGTATCGTTTATCCATTATTCCTCTCATGGTACTCTACTAGTAGCTCTTGTAGTTTATCATAAGCTTTAACGTATCGCTTAAACAATTCGTTGTTTGTTTGTGCGTCTTGATCCATACAGAGTTCTTCTGCTAGGTTATCGTGCAATTCTTGTAACTGTTTTAGGGTAATTTCGGATACAGATAGTTCTTCTACTTCAAGAAGGCTTTTCATTTTAGCTCCATGTTGGTTCACGTTTATCATTATCCCATCTTTCGTTTAGATATAACTTGTAAGCGATGCTTACATCTTGTTCAGTAGTGAAATCAATACCACGTTCTTTTGATCTTGCACAGTTAGCAAAAGGAGTTTGTCCTACATCTGGTAGCACTTTGTATTGATTTTTAATTTCATTGAGAACTTTTACACATGCATGTTCTTTACCATAAATTCTACGGTATTCGTGACATAGTTCCATAGCATGTTGCCAAAGCCATAGCCAGTTCTGTTGACTAGCTCTAGCCCAAATAGTACAAGGATGATTGAGATGTCCGGTCTTGTAAGGAGTCTTGACTCCATTGACATTGAGTGCGGTGCAAAGCATTTGAGTTGACTCAAGAGCCATCTTTACTTTACGCTTGTCATCTAGATAGTGAGCTGATTTAATTGGACACGATGAAGTTACAAAGATATTCACGGTTGCCTCCTTGATATCTTCTACTATTATAACAGAAAAATTATCTATCCCAAGTCTTATTACATTCAGGACAACGATATGCTACAGTGCGGTCCCTATCTCTACAATATAGAGAGATGGCTCTACCCCATTTATTCTTCTCTTTATACTCGTCCCATCCAGCGTAGTGCTTAGCATATTCAAGAGCTTCTTCCATGGACTTGCCTTGACTAAGGGGATAGTTGATTACTAAGTCTCCGTCTAAGTTTGCACTACAGAAAGGACAATATCCGTTTATGTTACTCATGTTTTTTCTCCTGTGTTTCAAGATCTAATCCTGTACCTCTAACCGTATGCCAATCATCTGCCGCAAGATCATTCTCGCTCCAGAATCTCTGAGACAAGTCTCGCATAGCATAGTCTACATTTCTTCTCAAGTCTCGTATATACCATCCGTCTTTGTACTTGCGTCTGTTGAATGGATAACCGGAGTTGCGAGCTTCAAGGTAGGTCATAACCATCCTATATGTACAAGTTCACTAGCAGCTACAGTCACCATTCGCTTACGCCTAGTCTGTAAGTATAGTATCATGGTCTTTGTCTGTACGTCAAGTTCGTAGCATCCCGTGAATAGAAGTAGCTCGTTGTTCTTTGGACAGTAGAGTATTTCAGTCATTTTCATACTCCACTTCTATACCAAGCTTTTCAAGAGAACCAACGATGACTCTAGCTCTCCACAAAAAGTCTTGTTCGTGATTACCTTGGAAGACACTTTTGCTGAGTTCTTCTAGCACTCCGGCTATTAGTTCAGTCGCTTCGTTTGCGTTAATTTTCATAATCTTCTCCTATTAAAAAGGATTTAAAGGCTG